TAGATACGTTTGAAAAATTCCCCAACTAAGAATTCAGTTTCGAGATTAATGCAAGAACCTGATTTATACCAAGTTTTGCAAATGCTTGTACCAAAATGGTTTACTACAGAATCAAATGTAGGTTTACCCATAAACATGATATTTACAGGCATATCCAAATATTCTCCAGAATACACCGTTTTAAGATGTTTCATACAAGCATACATTTCTCCAGACTCTTTTGTTAAAGATTTTAAGTTTTTTACTGTGGTATGTTTTAACCGTTTCTTTCTTTCAGTATAGGTTTTGTCAGGGGTATATACATACAAATCTAAATCATTAGCTGGTTTACCAAAATACCAATTACGAGGTGCCCCACCTGCAATAATACAGTTTGGGTCAATTACTTCAAACTCATTAATAAGTTTATTAGCCACAGCAATTTGTTTCTCAATAATTTTATTCATAAAAATCTCCTTTATGTAGGGATAAAACGTTAAATTAATTTAAGACTTATAAACAAGTTTGCCCTGCAACAAAGCTTCTATAATCATGTTGAATTCTTTACATTTACACAAAGATTCAACATGAATTTCATAATTCTCCTTATTCTTACACGCTTTAATAAAATCTTCCGCACCCTCTCTTGTTAGGTGTGAATTGACATATTCCCACTCCTCTTCAAAACCTACCACATTAAGATCTTCATCAAATCTTCCAATTACATAGATTTTATCATTATCATTTAAATTTAGGAAAACATCTCTACTCCATACCTGTGATAACTTGTCTAATTTAAGCTTATCTTGTTCATCTAAATTATTATAGAATTCCTGATAAGATCTAAAATAATAATCTGTGTCATCTAGGCTGTATATAAGTCTGTTGTCTGTATAATCAAAATCAATACCAGAAATTATCCGTCTTTTCATTACATTGAAAATTGGATTAGCAGTGCAATGATCATCAACACCATCACCTATGTTATGATACTTAAGCCTTTTAATAAAGTCATTAAAATAGTCTTCAGTCATTATTCATCCCACCTTTTAAAAATTTTTCTATAACATCCTCTGCTTCAGTCTTTGACTTAAATAAACTGAAATTAAGTTTCTCTAAATCCTCTTCTGCATTCACTAAAGCCCCTTGAGCATAATTCAAATAATCAAATACTACAGAAAAATCATTCCTCTTGTCAACACGTTTTGTGCAGGAATTTAGTATATCACGCATATCTTCTATATCTAAAATGATGTTTGTTAACATTTCTTGAATAAAAGAAATATCTTCATTAATTGGGTCTTCATCTTCTTTTAAAATTTTATCCATATTATCATCCACCATTAAGAATTACAACAGGTTTCCCCTCTAATAAGACAAAATCATCTTCAGTATCTGCCAGAAAAATAAACTCTACTGTCCCAGATATTTCATGTTCTTGTTGATCATGATCACGAATAGCAACAATTGAATCTTGTGGCATCTTCTTTAATTTATTGATCACTTGTTTTACTGTCATACCCATGTTACCCTCCTTTTGCCCATTCTATTGCTTTTAAAATAACATCACAATGACATGCAACCTCTTTGTTTGGTTGCTTACAAAAGCATACCAAATCTTTACCATCTAGGTCAAGCAGATCTTGAATAGTTATTTTACCGTTCTTTATTTGTTGCCACAACCAGACACGATAACGTTCTATGGTTGCACCGCGAGTTTCTTCCTTAGATAACTTGTATGGGTTTGCAAACTTAGATCCTTTAAGGCCTAAATGAGGCATAGCACGTCCCATATATTCAGCATTTGGAGGAATAACTTTACCAATATGATAAAAATTCAATATTTTTGCCATATAATTTACTCAATTATTTTAAAAAGTTTACAATACTTTTTAATGTGAGAAATCAGTTCTTCCTCTGAAATATCAATACTAATATCTAATTCACTAACTTTCTCTATGTCCTCTGTTCTTACTGGATTATGGCATGTACTTTTCATTTTATATATTGTAACATTAGGCAGAAGAGGTAATAAATAATGTTTAACTAGTTGGTACAAACACTCATTAGAATCTGATGTATCATGCCAATTTATTACAACATCCTTGTAGTTAGTGGAGTATAAGAAGTAATTAGATATAATTTCTCCGTCTTCAAAACCATATTTTGATGCTAGACTAGATGCATGTAATGTCAAATGATTCATAAAATTAAAGCCTCCTATAAGTCTTCTCTGATAACTTAATTTTAGTTTTTGGAGCCACAAATATTTGATCATTACAACAAACAACAAAATATTCTTTCTCACTTATAGTAGTATCACAAACTAGAGAACCTTCTAAAGATTTCTCTAACCAAGAAAACCTACCATCAGTAATAAAATCACCAACACCTATACCATTGTGATACTCTTCATTTAACATCTCATCCTCATTTTCAAATCAACTAGCAATTTAATCTTGAATTAAAACTTAACACCATTTATCTCTAATACAACGTCTTGTGGTGAAAATTCTTTTACAGGCATTTAACAGCTCTTACTCTCCCTTTCAATTATAAAATAACGCCGTTTGTTATCCTCTAAGTAATCATCATAAAAATAAGCCACTACTGATTCAGGCCAGATTTTTCCAGATGAAAAGTTATTAAACTGTACTTGAATAGGTTCCACAATCCTACAAACATGAGTTTCTAGATTCTTATTATCTACAAAGATTAAGAACTCTTTCTGATTTACTTCTCTATGCTTTTTCATACTCATTATTATCCTTATTTTGTTTATAATTATAAATTAATCTTTCAATAATATCAGTAACATCAGGAGAGACATACACATGATAAGTTTTTCCATAAGAAATAATTGTTTCATGTTTATAAATAACCTTTTTGCATTCAGAAACTATACCTTGTGTTGTCATATCAAGATAAGGTTTTGGATAACCAGTTCTAACTTCAAAATAATCCATTGCATACTCTAAAGAAACAAACTTTCCATCCCAAGGTCCACCAATAAAAAGTACACTTTCATAAGTCATAATAATCACCAATAAGTTAATTATTTACATGAATCTGCATTTAATTTTAGTAATAAAGCTACTGTTGCTAACCTACCAACCATATCATCAGGAGATGGTTTAATTAGATCATTAAGTTCTTTAATAGTAAAACTATCAAGTAGTTCATCTAACTTATTCATAGGTTCCTCATATTCAAACTCATTGCGCATCTGTTCTGTATTCATAATTTAACCTCACTGACATAATTCTCCTCAGAGTCAACCCACTTTTTCAAAACTGTGAATAGTTGCTTGGCTTGATCTTCTCCAACAAAAATCTGCCAATCACCCTGTCGGAGAGTTAAAAACTTTTCACCAGATATAACTTCAATTTCTGACATAGAATCATATTTCATTTCTTAGTCCTCATTGTTTTAATTCAATATGTGTTACTTCTTCTGGGTAATAAATATGATTTGAACCGTCTTCACCTACATAAAAACGGTAGTTGTTAACACGTCCTTGCATCCAACCTATATTACCAGTAAAAATTGAACCATCCACAGTTTTAAAATAAAATGAGTCATAATATGCTGGATTACTATACAGAGAATCACAAGACTCTTGACTGCCACCAAATTTTACCAATTTGATTTCTTTTCATCAATAATCATCTTTCAACCCTTATATTTCAAGAATAACCTTATTGTTAAAATCACTGTCACAAAGATTATCATAACTCTTTAGTGAAAGCAAACCTCTTTTTACAAATAAATTCATAATATCTTGGTATACATCAAAAACAATCTCTTTGTCAACACACTCTGAGACAAGCAAAACAGTCTTACCAATGTTGCAATTGTGATAGACCTCTCTAAACACTTCTAAGCTCTTATTACTCATGTAAACCTCCTACAAAGTTAAGTCGTGTAGATATGTAAAATATGGATACACCAGATACGCTCTAAAACCACCTGTATTGAATTCTCACACCTAAGGTATAGGGTAGCTTACCTTTTACAAGAAAACCTCTCACAAGCTCATCTACACACCTTATTTTTGATACAAAACCACTACCACACAATAGAATAAGACTTTAACACAACAGAACTTAAAATCAAGTGTATTTTATCTATCATAGATAATATTTTGTTGTTGACACAGTAGGAGGGTTTGATATGCTTTGTCACAACACAGTAAAACACAATCTAAGGGATTTTATGAATAAACTATCAAGTATCATATTGCAACTGAACAGTCAGTCTGTTAGGTTTACACCACAATCATCAGCTGCACAGGGTTATGTGTATCATTCCACACATAACAAATCTGGTAAACATGTAAACATAGTCAATGTGTGGGAAGACGTGTTATATGCTTCAGATACCCACACATACAATAAACTCTGTTATGGTATCTATTCAGAAGATAAAGAATACACTGAATATACTGATATATTTTATAACTAAGGTATTAATATTATTATGAAATTTAAGTTTAATGATAAGGTTCTTTGCCAAGGGCAAATCACAACAATCAGAGATATTTATACTAGAGTGGTGAAATCTGAAGATGAGTCTTACACCACTCAAATCACATACAGATTACAAGATAAACCATTTTGGTATACTGAATTTACAGAAGATCAGTTAACACTACTTGTAGAAAGTTAGTTTTTGTGTTAACAAATATTTAACTTATAAATTATATAATATATTATTAGTTATAATATTATATATAATATATTAGTTGTTTTATTAGTCTAGTAATACTAGTTTAATAATTAGTATAGTATGTGGGTAGTTTTTTACCCTACCCCCGGGTAAATTTCTACCCTACCTATAGGGTAATTTTTTACCCTAGTGATTAAATAATAACCAACAGTTTTAAGGTGTGTTATATGTTAAAATATTTAACAATTCATATAAACTTCTCAGAGGTAGCAAATGAAACTTCAGTTTGATGATAAGATGTTTTCTGACCTTATGAAGGTTTGTAAGAAAGATGGTGTGGCTGTAGGGACTCTTATAACCAATGTTGTGAGAGAGTATGTTAATATAAAACTCAATGATGAAGAGTGCAAAGATGGAAGAAACCAACCCTCGACTAGTCAACCTATTGAATGATACAACCTTCGTGGCTGTTCCAACCATGATCTGTAAGGTTATGACTGTAAGACATAAGGGCAAAGAATATAAATTCTCATTGTCTGCTAAGATGTTGTATAGTTATCTTGGTGGTTTTGAAAAAGCATTTCCGTCGCTAAGTGCTATAGCCGAGTATCTGGGTCTGACAAGAGATGCTGCAAAGATTGCAACAGCTAAGTTAGAGGAAATGGGTCTTGTGGTCAAAGAGACACGTTATGGGCAATCCAATGTGTATTCCATTGTAGTTCCAGAGATTACTGAAGATGGTAAAACTGCTATAATTTCATAAGAATTATAGTGTTTGCTGTTTAAGAGGAGAAAAAATTGATAGAGTTAACAAGCGGTCAGAAGAAAGCATTAGATATGGCTAGATCTGGGAAGAATTTATTAATACTTGGGTCTGGTGGTGTAGGAAAAAGTTATCTTATTGAGAAAATCTTTAAAGATGAGTTTCGTGATAGTGCATTTTTCACTGCTACAACAGGAATAGCTGCTGTTAACATTGAAGGTCAAACAGTCCATTCACTGTTTAACTTACCAATTGGTTTTCAGGTAGATAATACGTGGTTAGATAAGATATCTTCCAAAACAAAGAAGGCTTTCAAAAATACCAAAAGATTAAAAAGAATCATTATCGATGAAGTGTCTATGGCAAGAGCAGACATGATAGATTACATTGACATGAGGTTGAGACAACTTTTAAAGGTCAATAAACCATTTGGTGGCTTACAGGTAATTATGGTTGGCGATCTACTACAATTACCACCTGTCTTAAAACCTCGTACAACTGAATCTAAGCTGTTTTATGATGTGTATAATACCCTACACTGTTTTTCAGCTAAAGTCTTCTCGGAGATTGATTTAGAGGTCTTAAATTTGACTCAAGTATTACGTCAGAGTGATGAGACTTTAAAAAGGCATCTTGAAGACATTCGATTTGGTGTAAACATTAAAGAGGCTGTTGATTATTTCAACACAAATTGTTATGGTAAGACCTTACCAACTGATTGTGTATACATTGTCACTACAAGCAAGTTGATGATATCAATAACAGAAAATTTAATGAAAACAAGAATAACACTAAAATCTTTACGGGTATCACCCAAGGCGTGGTTAACTTAAAAGATTTACCTGTAAGTCAGATTGTAAAAGTTAAGGTTGGGTGTAGAGTAATGACTTGTGTGAACAATGATATTGAGGGATACTACAATGGTTCAGTGGGGACAGTAAAAGACATTGTATCTGAAGATATCGTAATTGTCAGGCTTGATAATGGAAATGATGTTGTAGTAACAAGGCATGAATTCACTAATCTTGAATATGTCACAGATGCCTCTGGTGTTATTAAACAAAAGAGAGTAGGATCGTTTAGTCAGATGCCTTTAAAACTTTTCTATGCAATTAGTTCACACAAGAGTCAGGGGAGTTCACTAGACAAAGCCATTGTTAACATGAATGGTGCTTTTGCAGAAGGACAAACTTATGTTGCATTGAGTAGATTAAGAACAGTTGATGGGTTGTTTCTTGAAAATAAACTAACAGAAAGAGATGTTAAAGTTGATAAACATGTGGTAGAATTTATTAGTAAAAACGTGAAAGAGGTATAATACTATGAAATACATTTTAGCCGTAGCTGTTTTAACTTTGTGTGCATGTTCATCACAAACATCTTACACACAAAATCAGTCATACAAGTGGGCAGAACGTTTCTGTGGTACCAACAAAGATATCTCAAGATTTGATATTGACAAGGATGACTATGATCGTGTGATTTGTGTTGATGGAAGATCTGCTTTTGTCCCTAACACACAAAAATAATTAAAAATAAACTTATCACAGGTTATTGCATTTTTTGTGCAGTTGTATTAACATAAGCTTATGGGATATAAAAATAACAACATGGAATATTTATGAAACCAAGTTTTTCCTTTTGGACAAGGTGTAAATCGTGCAATGCCCCATTAGACAGAAAAAGTTCTAATGTCAACAATGGAATAATTGAGAGTCCTTATTGCAATAAATGCGCATCTTTCATTCCAGACCAAGATGATTTAAAATTAAACAATTTGAATACTCAAGAAAAAGATTAATCTTAACCTTGACAAAAGTTGTTTATAAATATATAATAAAACTTATAGAACAGGTGATTTGCTACCTTAAGTGCAGCTAGAAATTTGGAGATACGCTACCATAAGTGCGAATTAAGATTTGGAGTTTTTGATGCCTAAAATTACAAAGCGTGGTCGTGGAAGACCAGCAAGAATTGATAGATTAAAATTTGATTTAGAGAATGCTACATTTGAAGGTGCAGAAAAGTTAAAAGATGCCTATCCAGTAGCGATTCAATTGCTTATTGATACACTTAAAGATCCTAAAGCAACACCAACAAATAGAATCTCTTGTGCTAAGACTATTAAAGAGGCGGCTGAAGGGATCTTGCAAGAAATTCTTCAGGATGAAGAAAAAGATGATGCTGATAGTGAAAAGGAGAGTGATTCTGGTTCACAAGGTGGTGCAGTCCTTTCATTGAAAGCAATCAATAGTTAAAAGTAAATAAAAGGTATTTATTAGGCTCTGTTATTAACATCCAGATTCTTTATGAGTTGCATTCCGCATAAATACCTTATTTATGAGATGAAAGTCGACTGTATTAGGGTGCAATAGTTGGTGGAATAACCCCATAGAAGCCCTAACTTCTGGAGACCTCATAACTTAAGTCATTCTCATATCACTCCTACCCCTTGAGGCCCAGCAGAGTCTAACTAATAAACTGGATTCTAGCATTAAGTTAGCTTGTAGCCGCAAGGCAAGTTTTAGAGAACGTCCCACATCAAGCAATTAGAGCTGAAATGTCGTGTTCTCATCCCTCACACATGATTGTGCAATGCAGTCAACATAAATAGTAGATATTCATAATCCTCTCCTCTCTAATAACTATAATAATATTTTGTTTCTCCTCTCTCAAGCCCGAACCGAAAGGAACGGGCTTTTCTTTTATCTAAAATAGTTGAAAAGATTTTGTATTTTGATAAAATTAGCAAATATGTGATAAAATAAAAGGAGGATAGATATGAAAGATTTTACAAGTTATAAACCTAACAGCCATATGAGTGAAATTATAAAAGCTGGTCTATTGCACTACTGTAATAATCCTAATGTTTCTAAAGTAGTTGTTCATAATGTTTCAGAATACAAAGATAAAACGGTTATTTCATTAGAAGTGTATGTCAAGAGTAATGGAAAAGAAGATATCATTTTCAAGAATCTGGAGATTAAATGACAAATAATAGAAAAGCCTTCTTAGATATGTTGGCATGGAGTGAAGGAACATCAAATCACCCTATTACACGAAATAGTGGTTATGATGTTATTGTGACAGGTCTTGATGGTAAACCTGAGATTTTTACTGATTACAGCAACCACCCTTTTGCTAATGGTAGACCTGCTAAAGTCTTCAACAAACAAGGACAAAGTTCTACAGCGTCAGGAAGATATCAACTGTTATACAGGTGGTATACACCCTATGCAAAAATGTTAGGCTTGAGGGATTTTTCACCAGCATCTCAGGATGCTATTGCTTTGCAGCAAATCAAAGAAAGAAAAGCTTTATCAGCAATAGATGTTGGAGATATTGTAACAGCAATTAACCTTTGTTCTAACATATGGGCATCATTGCCCGGTAATGACTATGGGCAAAGGCAGCATAACATAGATTACTTATTAGATGTCTATGTTAAATCTGGTGGTCAGTTAAAAAAGTAGAGGTATCATGTTAAGTAATTATTATATGTTTTTTGTTGTTCTTGTTATTTTAGTAGTAGGTGTTTTATTTTATTTTATTAAATCACCTAAACACGAATTTATAGAGACAGCAAACAAATGGCATAAGAAATTTAGTGTTTGGTTATCTGCAATAAATGCAGGTATTTTAAGTTTTACATCTGTCAATCCACAATCTATGATTAGTATTTGGAATGCTTTACCAGAAGACCTAAAAACAGTTTTGCCACAGAACTTTATTCAATTCATTTCAGTGTCGCTGATAGTGTTATCAGTTATATCAAGTCAGGTTAAACAACCAAAACTGACAAAAGACACTACAAAAACTAGTGAAGGTTGATATGCAAATGTTTACTTTATTAAAAAATCTCTTATCTAATAAATATATTGTTGGTGCATTACTATCTCTACTTATCCTATCAAGTTTATTTTATGTTTACAAGACAAAGATAGATTTTTATTATAAACAAGGTTATGAAATTGGGGTAAAAGATACTGAGAGTATTTTTGAAAAGAAACAGTTAGAGATAAAAACACAGCAAGATATTGAGCGGGCAGATAAAGAAAATCAGATATTATCTTTAAATAGTCAGAATGACACACTAAGAGAGCAAATCAGAGTTGTTGAAAAAGATAAGAATGACAAGCAACGTGACTTAGAAAAGAGATTAAAACAATATGAAAACAATAAGATTAATGATGTTTTGTGTTATGGCCCTAATGATGACGGCCTGCACATCATCCAAGACAGCCTCAAATAATGTAGTTGTAGCAGAATGTGTTAATTCAAATATTAAACCATCAAGACCTGATGATACAATGATGGTTGACAACTCTCTTGATATGTCTTCTTTATTAACAGATAAACAGATAAATAGTGGGTTAAGTAAAAGTGAAGTAACACGACTAGTAACAACACTCTCTTATGAACTGAAACAAGAGAAGACAAGGACTTTATATTTTAGAAAATACATTTCAAATCTGCAATCCACTGGTGTCATTGAGAAGTAAGTTATCATTATAAATTAATATTATTTTAATTCAAGAGGCATCATGGAAATTATTAAAACTATAAGTGTTGGAAGATCATGGACAGATATCAATATAAGTTCACCAGCATTAGAACAGAAATTTACCTATCTTGTTGAGAATATTTCTAGTATTCCATTGAGATATGTTGTTAATAATAGCACAACACAACCAACTGGATTAACAGAAAGTGCTGTAGTAATGCCAGATGAGGTTATTATTATACCTAAAGGTTCCTCTCATGTTTGGTTCACAAGTGATGTAGATTCTTCCTCTACTGGTAAAATATTAGTTAGTAAGGCATTGAGTTACGATATAAGATCTTCAATAAGGAAGTCACCAAGACTAGCAGATACAAGACTCTTAACTCAAACTTTAACACAAAATGAGATAGGTTCCATAGAAGGTAGACTTTATTTTTATCTTGTTGATATATCAATTCCTGCCAGCACCACAAGATGGTTGTCTTTTCAATGTCCATCAGATAAAGAATGTGCGATATTATCTATAAATGCTTCACCGTCTTATACAGGCTTTGAACTACAAATAGTAGAAGGTTCTAGTGGATTAGGTTCAGGAACACAGATATTGCCTAAATCTAGAAATAGGAACTATGGTGTCAATTCTACAGCAAGTATTTCTTTATTAACTAATTCACCAACAACACCCGGAACAATTTATGATATTCCTGTGTTTATCCCATTATCAGGAACTAATCCTGCACAAAGACAAGCTACTGTAGGTAGTAGAGAAGAAGGTTATCTTGTTTATGGTAAAGGTAGTGGATATCAGTTGAAGATGATTAACACTTCTACAGAAATAAATAGAGTCATCTTAAGAGTTAGTTGGTTAGAGGCCACAGATAATATATTAGATGATGTGTCATAGGAGTAAAATGTCAGAAAGCATTATAATTGCCCCTCAACCGGGGCCACAAGAACAATTTGTAAACCTAAGAGACAATATTCCATTAGTATTTTATGGGGGTGAAATAACCTGCTCGCCCCGTTGCACAGTAATGTGTAACTAGTTCCTATCTAATTCGGTGAAGTCTTAACACATAACGGTGAAGATAATACCGAGCCAAGCAGCTAAACATCTTTTAAGATATTTAGTGGGCGTGTGTGGAGGTCATTATGTAGTGGTCAAGTGACTGCGAAACGGTAGGCTCCTGTCAATCAGGATGAAGATATGACCCGACACTTCCAGAAATGGAAGAAAAGTTTAACGAACTTTATAACAGAAAGGCAGCAGGCGGCGGAAAAAGTTACTCTATACTAATGGATGTTTTAAAATATGTAGATGATCCGTATTATTATGCAGTATTTTTTAGAAAGACAGTTAAACAAATAGAAAGGACGTTATGGCCTGAAGCAAAGGATATGTACGATCCATTTTTAAAAGAGCAATCTGGACCTAGAAAAGGTAAGTTTAAAGGAAAAGCCCAAATAAGGGAAAAAGATAAAGTTATTATCTTCCCGTCAGGAGCAAAGGTTGAGTTTGCCTACCTAGATACAGATAGAGATGCAAAAGAGAATTTTCAAGGTGCTCAAATAAACGCAGCATATTTTGATGAATTTGGACATTTCTCAGAGTTTGTGTTCAACTATATAAGAACTCGTATGAGGTCAAAACCAACAGCAAAATATTTACCTTATATTCGTTGTACATTAAACCCAGAACCAAACCATTTTGTTCTTAAATATTTAAGTAGATACATTGGAGAAGATGGGCTTCCAATAAAAGAATACTCTGGTAGACCTGCATACTTCTTAAATGTTAAAGGTGAGATAATAACTGCGTGGAGTGAAGAAGAGTTATTAAAACTTCACCCAGATAAAAAACCACGTATGTATACCTTTATTCCTTCTTCTTTGAGTGATAACAAAAAACTACTTGAAGTTAACCCTGAGTATGCAGATGATTTACTTGCAAATGACCCAGCAAATGCTGAATTACTTTTAAGGGGGAATTGGTTATATAAACCAGCAGCTAATGGTGTTTTTGAAAAATCAACTATAAAAGTTGTTGATAAAGTTCCTCTCGGAAGTAAGTATATTAGAGCATGGGATAAAGCATCCTCTAAACCTGTTAGTGAAGGTGGTGATAGCAAACAGAAAGACCCAGACTATACAGCAAGTATCTTGTTTGCAAAAGATAAAGAAGGCTTTATTTATGTGATGGGGAATTATTATAGGGAACAAGACAATTCTCAAAGGTCTAGGTTTAGAGAAAGACCGGGAACAAGAGATACTTACATTGAACAGCAAGCATATCATGATGGGGATGATGTCACAATAATTCTACCATGTGACCCCGGACAGGCTGGTATTGTAGAGCTACAGGAAAGTTCAAAGAAATTACAATCACTTGGTTTTACAGTTAAACCAGACCCATTGCCGGGTAACAAAAGTAAGAGAATAAGATTTGAACCTTTTTGCACAGCTTGTCATATTGGGAATGTCTTCTGGGTAAAATCTTCCTTTGATCCGAAAGTATGGGATTACTTAATAATGGAACTTGAAAACTTTGATGGTGATAAAAATAATGGATACCATGATGATTTTGTAGACTGTTTTTCAACAGCTTATGCATCTTGCTTAAAAGAGAAAGTACAAGAACCTGTTGCATTCCATGCAATATCTGCACCTACATTAAAATACAAAGCAAGAATTTAATGTCACTTTGACTTATTTCAACTTTAAGTGTAGAATAATCATAGGAACTTAAATAAATTGTTCTTATAATTATAAAGTGAGGAAATGTGACAGATGTTAAAACTAAGAGGACTTATAGAAAGAAATCTTCTTATTGGGAGGAGAGAAAATCTTCAGTAAGTCCTCAGTCTATAGAAAAAGCCAGTAACATGGATATGTCTACCTCAAGGTTAAGGTTGGGTGAAATTGGTTCTACTGCACTTTCAACAATTAAGTTGTACGCAGATTGGAGAAAACCTTATGATCTAAAATGGCCTGAGTGCATTAGAACCTATAATGAAATGGAGTATGATGACGATGTAGCAACAGCATTGGATGCAAGTTACACATTCGTAGAAAGGGCATTTGTTGAACCAGAAGTAGTTTATAATAAAGAATCAGAAGTCTCTATTGAGGCAGCAAGATTTTTAAAGTGGTGCCTTAATAACATGGACGACGGTATGACATTACGCTCTGCTGTTCGTTCAGCTATCACTTTTAAAAAGTATGGTTTTAGTGTCCTAGAGAAGTGTTATACTCAAGTTACTTCTGGTGAATATGCTGGGATGTATAAGTTGCAGAAGTTAGCAACTAGGCCACAAGAAACACTGAATAAAGCAAACCCATATGTGTATTCAGATGATGGCAGGACAGTTATTGGTATTATTCAGTCTATAAATGCAGTATCATCTACAAATGCAATAATCCCTGCATCTATTGTTGGTGATAGGTTTTTACCAAGGAAAAAATTACTTATTTTTGGTTATAACTCCACAGATTCAAATCCTTTCGGTGTTTCTCCTTTAGCTAGTATATATCAAGATTGGAAAGAAAAAGTTCTTATATCAGACTATGAAGTTGTTGGTGTTAGTAAGGACTTGGGTGGTAAACTAAGAGCTGCCTCCCTTTAATAAAACTTCCTTAACTGCTGGAAACCCCTAAAGCTTGATTGTTCATTTCATCTATGTTACATTAAGAATGAAATAAAACAATCGAGATGCAACAATGGGCAATCAGCAGCGAAGTTCTGCTGATCCTTGGATGAGGATCATATGAAGATAGAAATAGAAAGTAGTGGATATTATATAACAGATTCTGGAGAGGTTTATAGCAGACGTGGTAATAAACTATGTCCTGTTCTTAACCATAAAGGATATTTGACGGTTAAAATATTTTACGAAAAGGGTAAATATAAGACTAAGTTTGTTCATAGACTAGTTGCAGAAGCTTTTATTGAAAATCCTAATAATTTGGAAACAGTCAACCATAAAAATGGTGTAAAAACAGATAATACTAAAGACAATTTAGAATGGATGAGTAGATTAGACAACACCAAACATGCAGCAAATGTATTACAGGCTCAAAAAGGTGACAAAGCAACTAATTTGACAATAAACTCTGATATAGCTAGGGAAATTTGTAAACTACTAGAGAAAGATATGCGTAATATTGATATATCTGTTCTATTAAATGTCCCCAAAAATATTGTTAGAGATATCAGAATAAGAAAAACTTGGACTCATTTATCCAAAGAATATAAGTTTTCTATTTCAAAACATGCAAGAAATGTTAAAACTTCTAGCAGAAAATGTTCAACGACTATCGAAAGCATAGGTTAAATGAGAGATAAATAGATTATCTTTTATTATAACTAAAGAAGCAAGTAGAGTACAGCCAAGTGGTAGGTTGCCATAGTGGAATGGCTATGGTTATAAAACCCTTTAAATGGAAACAGGAAGCATCTCTTTGAGATGAAGATATAGTCTGATCTGCATGGAAACATGCAGCAGCTTGAATAAAGCGGGGAGGGATTAACGAACCCTCCTGAACATTATGATGCCTGTCCTTGGTGTTCCAAAAGATATCATAAATAAAGCAGCAGCAAATCCCGGTGGCGAAGAAGCTAAATCCTTGTATGTATTAGAACAAAATTTAGCTAATCTTCATGCAGGGGAACAAGCATATATTATGCTACCATCTGATCCATTTGATAATACACAAGTAAAAGAATATTCTATAGAATTTAAAGGAATTTCAGGTAGCGGTAAACAGTTTGATACTGGAAAACTTATAGAACGTAGAACTAAGGCTATTTATAATAGACTTGGTGCAGGATTCTTAATAACAGGGGATTCTGGGTCTGGTTCTTATGCATTAAGTGATAATAAACAAACTTTCCATAGTCATACTATTGAACGTGATATTGACATTACTCTAGAAGTCCTTAATAAAGAACTAGTTCCACAGTTGCTAGCTTTGAATGGAATATATCTTGAGGATAAAGATATGCCAAAGATAAAAGCTGGAACTGTTGGTGATCCTGATGTAGAAGCTAATTCTAAGATGATTCAGCGTGTAGTTAGTGTTGGTGCTGTTCCAATGGTTCCAGAAGTTATTAATGAGTTTTTAGAAAAACTTGGATTAAGTTACAGGCTACCTGTTGATATTATCTCGGATGAGAAAGCTTATCAAGACTTTGTTAGTAAATATCTTCCTGCAAATGTCTCAAGGGCAGGCGATGGGATGAGTAAACCGGGGAATGGTACATCAAACTCTGTAGCGTCAACAGATAATTCATCTTTAAATTTGGATAATGCCTCTTGATAACTTTTGTTTTATTGTTTTTCATATTAAAATACTTTAATAAATGTTGTATTAAATAACTACAAATTTATGTTAACTGTTGACTTATATTAAATTTTATTTTAAAATAAGTAATAGGAACCCTGCTAACATAACAGCAGATTATATTGGAGGTCTTTTGTTTAACAAAGATAAACTCCTTTCTCTATTCAAAACCTTTCTTGATGAAAACATCTCTGACCAACCTACTGTTGAAATCATAAAACAATTTGATGAAGAAAAGATGGAGGCAGTTGAGGTATTATACTGCCCACCAGACCAAGCAGACCTTCATCAAGAGGCAATGACAGAAGATGAAATCGTTAAGATGGTTGATAATCTTAATGCAGCTATTAAGAAAGGTAGAGTTAAAGGAAATATTGCTCATGCTGTAAATACAGATAAGATTTATCCTGTAGAAGCTTGGGTAAATAAAGTAGCTTGTGATATTGGTGGTAAAACCATTCCAGCAGGAATGCCACTAATTAAAATGAAGTTTACTGATAGACAGCTTTGGGAAGAAAGGAAATCAGGAAAATTAAAAGGTGTATCAATGGGTGCTCGTGGAGAAAGAGTTGAGGTAAAGAATGATTAAAAATTACCTTCAAAACGTATCCTTTGATTTTGAGGAAAATGAAGAGAGCCTTGGCCCACATATTGCATACACACTTGAATTTCAGGGTGGTGCAGCATCTGGATACAATGATCCAATTCTCCTAAAATCAAAGAAAACTGTTATTACCAGTGAGGTGATAAAAGGTCTAAAAGAGGTAGGAATAGACACCTCTAGTTTGGAGAAATCAATGTTTCAGAGTGATCTGCGTGAACAACTACAAAGTGCTATCAGGGAAAAAGCATTTTGTGATGAATATGATTGGTGTTGGGTTTGTGATTTTAACGATGAAATAGTTGTATTCTGTAGTGATGATGGCTTATATAGTGTTGCTTATGTCATTGAGGATAATTCTGTTAAAGTTGATAATATAGCTAATCCTGTTGTCCGTTTAATTGACTATGTTGCTGTTGATGGTGAAGTAAAAGTTAGTGAAGAAATGGAAGACAAGCTAGAACAACAAATGATGGATATGTTGAATAAAGCTAACTCCCAACCAGACCTAAAAAAATTCATTCTTAAAGCTGTCACTAAGAAAGAAGGGAATGAAAATCTTACTGCTGATAAATATGCATATACTCCAGACAAAGAAAAAGTTTCTACTTGGAAATTGCGTATTGATACTGCTGCAAACACCAGTGCTGCCGTTGCTGCATTAGGAAAAGGATTCCGTGGAAATAAAGTTAAAATCCCATCAGCAGATTTACCTGCTGTTAAAAAGAAAGTCTCTACAGCTTATAAGAAATTTTATCCAGACAAAGAATTGCCAGAGATATTGAAATCAAAAACAGAGGTTCCAGCCTCTGCAAGTAAACTAGAAAAAGGAGCCTCCGTGGATTTACAAGAACTAATGAAGAGTAATGAGTTTGCTGAACTCTTGAAAGCTGAAATTGCAAAAGCAACTGCAAACGAAGCCAAAGAAAAAGAAGAACTTCAAAAAGCTTTGAATACTGAAAAAGAACGTATTGCTGCACTGGAAGCTAAAGAAGTTGAGCGTGTTGAGAAATCACATCGTGACATTCTTAAATCTTTCTCATCTTTTATTGCCGAAGATAAAACTGAAGCACTTGTAAAAGCTTTCATGAAAGATGCAGAGACTGCTCTTGTGGTAATTGAAGTTTTAGAAAAAGCTAACTCTGTCGTTGAACAGGTTAAGAAAGAATTCGGTGCTGAGGTTGGAGTTAACGTTAAAGTTGAAGACTCTGCTAGCCTACAAGAGAAAATCATTGCTAAAGCTAAAGCAATGAAAGAAGCCCAATCTAAATAATAAAAAGGGAAAATAAAAATGGCAATTGCTACATACACTTCTTCTGATCGTTACACCGATCTTGTTCTGGGTCAGGTTGACGCAACTGACTTGGGTTATTCTTTTGAGACTGTAAACGTCACCAAAACAGCCACCACTCGTATTGGTTCTTTGCTTGCAGGTGCTACTGAAATTGCAAACGCTGCTGCTGCAACGGCTAATGGTGTGATTGTATGGGTTGACAGTTATAATGGTCTGGATGATTTTGCAGTCGGCGCAACTGTTCCGTGTGTTGTTGCTAAACGTGCAGTGACTCTTAACCAGAATAAACTTGTATTTACCGATGGTGCAGTTAACGCAACTGCAATTACCGCTTTGAATGCTTTTGGCATCAAAGTTACTTCTAAAATTGTTAGCTAATTGAGGGATTAAGATGCCAGTTGCTTTTACTGATAAACTATTGGACTTTACACCACTGTATGAGTTCATGACTACCCCTGTTCCTAAAACTGTCACTAATCTTGACATGTTTGAAAAGAACTATAATATGACTGATTTGGCCTCTGTTGGTCGTTTGTCACATGCAGTAGGTACTATTCCTGCACAAGCTCGTGGTGGCGAGCGTAATTTCATGATTTCTAATCCAGCTACCATGAAAGCATGGCAGATTCCATTCTTCCCACTGGATAAAAATATCAAACCTACTGATGTTCAGAATTTCCTGAACATGATTAATGACCGAGATACCCCAGAAACTGCCCAAACTCTGGTGACTAAGTTTATGCAGCGTATGCGTAATGCTCATGCAACTACTAAGGAAAAGATTCGTACTTCTGCTATTAAGGGCACAAACTTCCTAGGTGGCGGTGTAGGTGTTTCAGTCAACTATTATACTGAGTGGGGCTTGACTCAACAGACAGCTAACTTGGATTTTAGTTCTCCTACTGTAGACCCAGCAAGTGTTCTAGAAGCTAATGCTCGTGCATATATTATCGATAATAAAGGTGATGATTCTGACTTCACAGAAGTTGTGGCTCTTTGTGGACGTAAATACTTCCAAGCACTGATCGATAACGCATATGTTCGCACTGCCTATTCTTATTATATGGATGGTGTTCAGCCTCTGCGTGATCGTGTTTCTGGTAATGTTGATGCACGTTCTTTTGAATACAAAGGTATCCGTTATATAGAAGATATCTATGGTAATATTGAGACTAATAAAGCATATATCTTCCCTGTAGGTATTGATGGTATGTTCCATGAGTTTTATGCTCCTGCTGATACTATTGCCGAAGCAAATACTGAAGCTAAGGAAGAATATTTCTGGCTTGACTTGGAACGTCGCACTGCATCTATTCAGTCTGAATTTGGGCTGTTGGCTGTGAACACACGTCCTGAGCTGGTTGTATCTTCTACTGGTACTAACCTGTAAGATTTAAGAGTAGATTAAGGGCTGGGCTTATTGCCCGGCCTTTTTCATATGGAGAAAGCACACAATGTCAGAAAGAAAATATTATCTTAGTTTTGCAGAATTGCTTATTGATATTGATAAAATGAATGTAGGATTAGATCTAAAAAAGACATTTACTTTACCAAATTTCTTTTTAGCAACAAAAGATGGAAAGATTCATCAAGCACATGACCTAAATAGCTTTATCAATATTCTTACCTCTGTCCTAGGTGTTGATATAATCCCTTGGTCTGGTGTAGACGCTGTTCCTCTGAGTCTTGTTTATAATGATTATTCTTCTGAATTTAAAATTGAAGAAATTGTAGAGCAAGAGGTTGAAGTTGTCAAGGACAAACCACTGACTGACAGTCTTCCACAAACAGAGACTATTGAAACTCAAGTTATTGAGACTGATAAGGTAGAAAAGTCATTAGAGGATATGACAGCAAAAGAGATTATTAAGTTACTAACAGATGCAGGTGAAGTTATCCCTAAGATTATAAATAAAACCCAATTAATAAAACTTGTAAAAACAAAATTTGGGGAAAAGTATGGCAACACAGCAACAGATTGATAAAGTCAGAGCTTATGCTTTCTATCCCACACAACAGAAAGTTTCTGATGCAATAATTGAAGCTAACATTGAGAAATGGGAAGCTGTTATCTCTCCTGATGTAGTGAATAGAGAAGGTATTATCCTTTATAATGCAACATTAGATACATTGAGATATCTTGTGTATACTGATCCTTCTGAGTCTGCTGGATATAGATTAAGAGAGAAAGTTAATAAGGTAGAAAGGGAAGTTGAAACTCAATCTAACTATGTTGGTAAATGGGAAAAAATCTTAGAAGATTATCTCAATGGCACACTCATTATCCCAGAATACTCTGTTTCTGGTAAAAAAGTATTTGTTGGGGGTGTCAGTGCAGAAGAGATTAACCGTGTAAATAATGATATAGATTCCGTAAATGGATTAGGTAGATATACAGGGATAAATTCAAGAGTTTCAAGTAATACAAGAGAACGTGTCTTCCGTAGAATGGCTAATAAATATGAATCTTTTTAGAGGTAAATATGTTACAACCAATTGTTATTGCTAATCGTGTTATTGCAAAAGAATTTATTGATGAGAAAACAGGAAAAGCTTTCTCTTTTTACAAAGAAGATGAATACAAAGTTAAGGGTAATTTTGAATCAACAGCCACAAAACTACCTGAACTTGTTGCAGATTATAACAAACTTATTTCAGCGTTGGAAGAAGTAGGGATTATAATCCCTGATGTGAAGGAAGAAGATTAATCTAGAGGTGCTATGCTTTCTGTCTCTATGAAAAGTGAAGTGGACTTATCTTTCTATGACAGGTTGATGGAGAGGTCATATAGACTAGAATCAATTGAGGTTGAATCAGGTTATCTTGACACAAAAATTCATAAAACTTCAGGTTTACCAATAGGGACACTCGCAGCAATACATAACAATGGTAGCATAAAAGCAAATATACCTTCCAGACCGTTCATGATATTAGCGGCATACTATTGGGCAAGAGAGGCTAATGTTTTCTCAAAAGCCTTTGTAGACTTCTGTTTAAAAAGAAAGTCCATTAATGAGTCTTTTAATCCTGTAGGGCGAAAAGGGATGAGGTCTGTTCAAACAGCCATCATGAGTCAACAATTTGTTCCATTAGCAACTTCAACAATTGAAAAGAAAGGCTCATCAACAATCTTGTTTGACACAGGAGAGTTAATAAACTCAGTTAAATGGCGTGTGGGTATGAAGTAACAACAGTTGCTCTTAAAATAGAATTATGTTATCATATATTTAGGGAGGTAATATATTACTTTCAGATTTTTCTTTGATAAATCTCAAAGAATATGAAGCACGTCATAGAGAGTTTATAAAAAATTCTGGAGATATCTTTGAAAATGGATATTCATCTTATGTAGTTTATGAAGCTTTCACAATTCAAGCGTGTTCTCTCCAACCAGAAACAGGTTATACATTAAACACTATACCGGAAGGGTATAGGACAAAAGGTGTCTACTCTTTCTGGACAACAACACCAGTCAGGACGTTAGAACAAGGAACTGACCAGCTCTCAGATCAAATAAAAATAAATGGACAATGGTTCTCTATCCTAAGATCACAACCTTGGGTAGAATCTGATTTTTTACCTCACTATGATTGTATAGCAGTAAGAGAAGACCAAAATAATTCCCCCACTCAATCACCAGAAGGTGGCAACTTTGGCTAATCCTACATTTCAAAATATGTTAGCTGCTGAACAATTCTTCATGACTACGATAGGGTCTTTTTTAAAAGAATTAACAGGATTAAAAGTCTTTATTACAAATAAACCTTGGCCTTCAGGATCTGAACCTATGATTGGTATCAGAATACTTAGTTATGATAAATCAGGTTGGGGGAGTAAGTACGGTTATGACGAGACAAATAATCAGCAAATAGTTGAGATGACTTCAATTCCAACAGTTGAATTTCTCGCGGTAAGAGGGAATCCAGTATCTACTCTTAATTATGTCAATAATGCATTAATGTCTTTTAATGACTATTGTTATAATAAACTAACTTTAAATGGTATTGGATTTCTTTCAGCAACCTCTGTCTCTGAGGCTGATACAGTATTTGACCAAGCACAGACTGAGTTTAGAGCTAGGATGTTAGGTGACTTTACTTTACGACTTAGAATTTTTGACCAAGCTGTGAATCTTAAAGTTGAAAAAGTGAGTTTAACACAAAATTTCATAGAGGAAGGTGCGAACACTCCCTCAATATCTTATCAATCGGTTTTTGAAAACCTTGTAGAATAGGAGTATTAAATGGCAACATTTCGTGATAAGGTAGTTGATGTCACGTTAGTATATGGGAGTGGTATTACAGAAGTCGCTCGTTTTGACATTCCATTGATTTTAGCTACCCACAATAGTTCAGCAAATCTTGTAGATACTTTTACTTCAGCAGATGCAATTTTACAAGCAGGTTATACAGAGTCTTCTCCTGTCTATAAGATGGCAACTCTTTTGTTTACAGGCCTAGCTGCACCAGAATATATTTTGGTCGGTAAAAGAACACTTACAGACTACTCAGTTACATTTACTGCTGTAAATAGTAGCATTTATACAGTAACACTAAAAGATGCATCAAGCTCTAAAACTTTCTCTTACACATCAGATTCAAGTGCTACTGTAGCAGAGATTGCAGCAGGATTGCAAGGACTTATTTCAGCAGACGGTGTTTGGAGTACTAAAATTACTGCAACAGTTGTTGGTTCTAATACATTAAATCTTGCACCTGTTAGTGGACAACATGTAGATGTTGCAGTAGGCAGTAATAGTGTCTTGTCTAGAAATACATCCCAGTCTGTTACTGATGCAATAACAGCTATTGCAACTGCCAATAATACTTTCTTTTGGGTGGTTAGTGATAGCCATACAAATGCTGATATTACTGCATTAGCGGCATATGCAGAAGCTCATGATAAAATTTATACCTTCTCTACCCAAGATGTTAATGTCAGAGATAAAGTTTCAGGTAACATTCTTGAAACATTAAATGGATTGTCATATAGAAATACTTGGTGTTCCCTTTGGAAATCAGATGCAGATATTTCATACCCAGAGGCTTCTGCTGTAGGTCAGATTGCAGCATCCCAGCCGGGAACCACAACTATGCACGGCAAGTCTTTAGTAGGTATTACACCAGAAAAATTAACAGCAACACAAGAGAGTAATATTGTCTCCCTAAATGGTAATATTTATCGTAGAGAATATGGAATTAATTTCTATCGTGATGGTAGAACAGTTAGCGGACAGTTTGTAGATGCAATTCATCAGGCACTTTATACAAAAGCAAAAATGGAAGAGTCTATTTATAATCTCTTTAGAGAACAAAGCCAACTCCTTTCAGGTGTCCGTAACACTCAAGCAGGCCGTGATCAACTTCGTCAAAGAATTACGGCTGATGTGATTCAACCTCAGATTTCAAATGGTTCTATTGTTAACGAGATTGATACCTCCTCTGATACTGGTTTGAAGAAAGACTTACGGCCTATGCTGACTATTCCATCTCGTGCTGATGCAACAACTGAGTCAGTTAATGAACGTCTTATTGATGGTATTGTTCTTGAGTATGTTTATGCAGGTTTCTTGCATTACGCGAAAGTTCGTATCAATGTTTTAACTGACCGTACAGCTACAGCATAATAGGAGTATAAAGAATGGAACAAATGTTAACAGGGTTTAGTGCATTTGACCCTAAAAATGTGCGAGTCTTACTTGGAGGTTATGAGCCTTCTGGTTATGCAACAGACAGTATGATTAACATTACTCTAGCAAATGACATTGTTCTCCCCTATGGTGGTTTAGATGGTGATGTCTCACTTGCTGTTAACCGTAACCATTTAGGAACAATGACAATTCATTTACAGAATACAAGCCCAAGTAATAAAGTTTTAAGTACTTTCATTGCACAGAGTTATAGTACTGGTATTGTAGCTTTCCCAGTATTGTTCTCAGAACCAAGTTCAGGCAGTGAATTTATGACTATTGGTTGGGTGCAACAGCAACCTGAACATGCCATTACTAATCAGATTGGTACAATGCCTTGGGTTATTGGCCTGAAAGATGCAAGAGTTAGCTTTGGTACTACTGCTGCATCACTAAATGCCATTCAAGGTTTAGCACTTTAAATATCGCTGTGTGCGAGGGCAAGGATGCCCAATCTTTTTAAAAGGAACTAACACACAAGACTTTAATCTCTCATAAACTATAAGGATAGCACACATGAGCGAACAGAATCAAAATATTATTTCCAATATTGCACAAAAAATTGCCCCTGAGACTCGTTATAAAACTAAATATAAAGATATTCAAGGTATTGAGAAAGAGGCTGAGTTTCAGATCATGCATTTGCCGCCTTCTGTCATCTATAAGAAACTTCCAAAGATTGGTCGTTTGATTGGTGTTCCAGCAGGCATGATTATGGCAGCAGCTAATGAAGGTTTTGCAGAAGCATTACCAGCAGCGATGTTGCAATTATTTAACACCTTTGATGAAGAAAATTTAGAACTGTTTATTAAAGAACTTTTAGATAGTGTTTATCTTCAGGGGACAAAAGTTACGGCAGACTTTGATGGGATTTTTATGAATGCCCCACACTTACCACTCCAACTTGCTGTAAAAGTCCTAGAGGTGGCTTATACCCCTTTTTTCAGCCTAGATTTCAAAGAAATGCTACCGACATTGGCGAAAATAAGTCAGGTTCAACAAATGAATTCAGCCCAGCTATAAAATTAGCAATTGAGAAAAGTTGTTCTAGTTCTAGCCTTGATTGGTTTGAATACATGTTATATAGGATTGTCTCAAAAACCTCAGAAACAAGGATATCTCTTGATCAATATGACTTAAGATATATGTTTTCACTTTATGAGGCAATTGACCTTGAAGACTACATAGAACTTCTTAGAATGAAAGATGCAGAGGCTAAAGCCCTTGCAGAAAGACAACAAAAAAGTAAAGGGAATGGTATGGGATTTCCTTTAAGGTAAATAATAAGCCCTGCCATTGCGCAGGGCATTTTTGTTTTTATGGTTAGGTATCAACAAATCTCTACGGAGGGTGTATTGGCAATTAATTTTGATGCTGCCATTATTAAAAATAAAGTGGTATATACAACAGACCTCTCATCACTTAAAAAAGTAATGGCGGATATTAGGAAGGTTCAACAGTCAGCATCTAAATCTGTTTTAGCTTCCTCAACAATAAAACAATCAAGACAACAAGCTGAACAGACAAAACGTTGGGCATCAGAAACAATGGATGCACATGTTAAAGCTATGAACGAAGTAAGAAAATCAAAGGCATCTCAATTTCAGAAGTCATCTCAAGATTATTTCAATGACTTATTTGGCATAGGTAAGAAAACAAAATCTGCCAGAGAGTCTGGTTATGCTTTTTTAGAACAGTTTCAGGCACAAGATGCCGCAGCAAATGAAATAAGGAAAAGGCAAAAAGAATCTTTGAGAAGACAGACAGCAGACCAGAAGAAAATAGATGAAGCTAATATTAAAGCAACAGAAGATAGACTAAGAAGAAAAGATGTAGCGAGTTCTAAGCAATCTTTTTTTGGTTTTGAATTAGGAAAAACAAGACTCGGTGTTGATGATATGCGAGCCTATACAACACAAATGAGAAACTTATCTCAGGAGTATGTATCAGGGAGTATGTCTGTCAGACAATATAATGAATCAACACGACAATTACTTTCTACTGCAAGACAACAGAGTAAAGAGTCATTAACACTTAAAGAAAGGTTAATGAGTATTCGTGGAGAAATGGTTCTCTTTGGTGTAACTGCTGGATTTGTTATTAAAGATGTTGTAGATACAGGAAAACAATTTCAACAATTAAATTTATCTTTTGATACAGCATTTGGTAAAGATAAAGGCGAGGCAATGGATTTTGTTCGCTCAGAGGCTGATAGATTAGGTATGAGTGTCCTTGGTGTTAGTAAGAACTATGCTCGGTTAGCTTATGGTGCTAAGTTAATGGGCATGTCACAATCAGATGTTCAGATGGGATTCTCTGGGATATCTGAAGCAGCAACTGCTTGGGGTCTATCAAATGAGCAAGTTCAAGGGACATTTAAAGCATTTACAGATATGATCTCAAAAGGCACAGTCCAGTTAGAGGAGCTTAATGTTAGGTTCCTGAAACTTCTTTAATTGTCGGGGAAATCTTGAAAGGTATTGACTACTCTCTCTACATAGTGATATAGTAGAAAAACTCTTGGTAATGCAAGAGCTATAGTAAAAACGTCAATAATAGAGATAATCCGCAGGTAAGGTTCTTTATTTCATAAAGAACAAACTTCAACGACTATCGAAAGCATAGGTTAAATGAGAGATAAATAGATTATCTTTTATTATAACTAAAGAAGCAAGTAGAGTACAGCCAAGTGGTAGGTTGCCATAGTGGAATGGCTATGGTTATAAAACCCTTTAAATGGAAACAGGAAGCATCTCTTTGAGATGAAGATATAGTCTGATCCTCATATGAGAATATGAGCAGACACAAGGAAGTGTCTGTTTGTGTTTAACGAACACAAAAAACATCGGTGAAAACAACAACTCGGTTATACTATTAGCTGAGTATAAACTTCCTTAACTGCTGGAAACCCCTAAAGCTTGATTGTTTATTTTCTATATGTTATATTAAGAATGAAATAAAACAATCGAGATGCAACAATGGGCAATCAGCAACTAAGCATCTCTCCAGAAAAGAAAGTAAGGAGAAAATATGGAATATGAAAATCTAAGCAAAAACTATAAAGTGACATCTTGTGGTTTAGTCTTTTCTTTAAGAAGAAATAAATATCTGAAGCAGTCAATATTTGGTGGGTATAATATAGTAAATATTGGCAAGAAGAACTATTTTGTTCATAGACTAGTTGCTATAACTTATATACCAAATCCAAGTAATCTTCCTTGTGTTAATCATAAAGATGGAAATAAGCTAAATAACCATGTAGATAACCTTGAGTGGTGCACAAGTGGATACAATCAATGTCATGCATATTTAACTGGACTAAAAAGGTTACCAAAAGGTGAAATGAATGGAAGAAGCGTTTTAACAGATTCTGAAGTTCTAAGTGTCTACGATGATCTTATGTCTGGGGCAAGAGTTAAAGATATTTCAGAGATCTATGGTGTAGGAAAAAGCACTATAATGTCTATTAAGAAAAAAGAGTCATGGCAGCACTTATTAAAAGATAAACCAGATATAAAAATAAAGAAAAAGACACAAACCTTATCTGAAAATACTGTTATATGGATTTGTAAACAGTTGTCAGAAAATAAGACAGTTAAATGGATTTTTGATAACTGTCATAAGAATGTTACAATTAATCAAATACAAGATATAAAGAGAAGGCATTGTTTTTGTAAGATAAGTAAAGATTTCATATGGTGATGAAAGCTCAACGACTATCGAAAGCATAACTTAGGTCTTAGCCTGAGTGAGTAAGCAAGTAGAGTAGCGCCAAGTGGTAGGTGATTAAAGTGGAATGACTTTAATTATAAAACCCTTTAAAGCAAAATGGGAAGAGGTGTATAACAGATTATGCACTTAAGATATAGTCTGATCTGCATGGAAACATGCAGCAGCTTGAATAAAGCGGGGAGGGATTAACGAACCCTCCTGAACATTATGGATCGTATGCCGGATGCAATGGCTGTGTTTGCTAAAGCATTAGACCCAGAGTCTTATGCAAAAAATCCACAGAAAGCCATTGAAAAAATGCAAGAGACTATTAAGAAAGGTAATCTCAAGTCTCTTGAAACATTACCTAAAGTATTTAAAGTATTCCATGAAATATATGGCCCACAAGCTGAAAAAGCTATGTATGGTGTCACTCAACAACAGAACAGATTCAATAATACATTAAATGATTTCAAAAATATAATCTTTCAGTCTGGTTTAGCAAATGCAACAGTTAGGTTATTTGGTGCACTAAACAATTTCTTGAAAGGTTCTAAGCCCTTAGCTGCATTTTTAGGTGGTATTGCACAAGGTTTTGCAGATTTACTTTACTATGTAGAACTTGGTGAAGCATATTTCCTAGATTTTGCTGTTGCAATGGGTGTTTTGAATTATGAGACAGGAAAATGGAATAAAGATGTCCTTAATGCATTTGCTGAGGTTGGTGAAGCTGCTGGCATCCTTTTTGGTTTGAAATTAATTAAATGGTTAATGGGAACTGTTACAAGTTTTAATAAATTAGGTTCAACTGTTGGTAAGTTAGGGGCTAAGTTTGGTATAGCAAGTGGTTTTGCTGTGTCACTTTTAGGGGCTATTGAAGGTATTGCTAAATTTGCAGGAAAAACTTTGCTTATTGGAATTGCATTAGATTTCTTTTCTAAAATTGGTGATCTTGAAAAAGAGGCTCAAGATAAGAATAAAAATCTTGGTGAGCTACTTTATGAGAAATCACAACAAAAAGAGAAAGAACGTATTGCAAGAGGTGGCGCGGATGTAAGTAATTGGTGGGAAAATGTAAAAAGCTTTTTTACCCCGAATAGTGGTACTCTAACATCTCCATCCCCTTGGGAGAACACTATGTCCTCTAATTTTAATCCCTTCCTAATGGGCATGGCAGGTGTCTCTGCACCAAAAGAAGCTTATCAACCTCCTGTTGAAATTAATCTTAACTTTAAAGGGGAAGGTCTTAAAGACTTCTGGGATGTTCAGATGAGTAATCAAGCCTCGAGTCTATATGACTTCCAGTTAAATAAATAGTGTTTAAAAGTTTGACAAGGATGTCAAATTATTTATGAGGATTAAATGGCAAAACAATATGTATTAATAGGCTCTAAAGTTAACGGAGTAAGGTTTGCTTACAACTCTAAACAAAATAAAAAATCAGGTGGTTCTAATCCACAAAGCAACTCTACATTATACAATGTTGTTGCGTTTGACTCTATTGGAGAAATCTCTTTTGATTTAGACGCCTCTGTTACTAAATATCCAATAGAAACTGGTGCAGAAATATCAGATCATGTCACAACACACAATCAAAATTTTAGTTTAACTGGTTATGTCTCCAATTTCCCAAATGAAAAGTATGGTACCTCAAATGCAATAGCTTATACAAACTTGGGGACACCTTATGACACAGAGAATTTAGATACAAGAACAAAAGCAGCATATAAACTCCTTAAGAAAATATGGGAAGAAAGACAACCTATTAAACTTGTCAGTGAATTTGAGGTTCATGAGAACATTATTTTAAAAAATATCTCATTTAGTATGGAAGCATCAACGGCTGATAATATAGCCTTTAAACTGTCATTTGAAAAGGTCAGATTTTCTAGTGTTGGGGCTACCACCATGAATGTAAAATCAGGCGCTAAGAAAAAAACTGATGGTAACAAGAATACAACTAACAATGGAAAGTCTCAGAAGACAGGAACATTTGTAGGTGATGCCAAGAAAGCAAGAGCAAATGAGATTAAAATTACAGAAGACATGTAGAGGATATTATGGCTTTATGGTCACTTAATTGTGGTGGGGATGTTGATATATCTTATATAGAGACGTTAGAGGGAGAAGTATATTCATTTAGATTTCGTTGGAATGAAACAGATGAATCTTGGTCTTGTTATGTTGGATTACAAGGTGAAGATCCTGCAATAAGATTTAAAATGACAAATGGATTTGATTTATTAAAACCGTATAAATATCTTGATGGAGTACCAAAGGGGTTTTTATTGTTTTTTGATACTGTGAAGGTTAATGGTAGACCTGATTTTGAAAATACAGGAAATGATAAGAGGTATCAGGTTTATTATGTAGATTCTACAGGTATTGATTCTTAATTGACTGTGTTTTATCAACATGTTATAATAAAGAAAGACGGTAAATAGGGGATATTATGGCAAGATGGTTACATGCTTACAGTTTGAAATTTGGAACAGGGGTGCCACTATCTAAGCTAATGGGAGAGAATGGTTCATTTATAAACCCCATAGATATTTCTTATAATATACAAAAATCAAATGCCAAACCAAATGCTTATGAATTAACTGAACATCACATAACGTTCAACATAAAAAAAGATAATAATAAAGAACCTAATGAAAGTGAGATAGTAATATATAATGCATCAGATAACTTAGTTAATTATATTTCAAATAATATAAAAAACAATTTAGCTATCACTTTAGATGCAGGATATATAGGGGAAGTAAAGAGATTATTTTCAGGTACGGTTGCAAAGATATCTGATAAAAAGCAAGGTGAAGATAGGATGACGACGTTGATGTGCAAGGATGGTGCTGTCAATGTAAAGGAGTCTATTACAAGCCGGTCCTATCCAAAAGGGACACCAATAAAAAACATCTTTAAAGACCTCTCTTCTGATTTAGGGACAACAGTAGGAAGGATAGCCATAGATGCACAACAGTCTGTTCTCCCCGGACCTATAGCTTTTGTAGGCTCTACTGCAAAAAATATCCATCGAATTGCTTCAAGTATAAATCATAATTTTTCTATTCAAGATGGTGCTTTATATATAACACCTGCTGATAAGAGATTAAAGAACTTTGTTACAGCAATTACACCAGAAACTGGTTTAATAGGTTCTCCGGAGACTTTATCTATGCATGAAACAAAAAATAAAAAGAATAAAAATCCCGGAGATGGTATTAAGTTCTCTTGCCAACTTGATGGTGCTATTACACCAGAAACCACTATTTATGTTAAGTCAAAAAATTATGATAATTATTTCAAGGTAACAAAAGTTACTCATAGTGGCTCTTATGAAGATGGTGAATGGAAAACAGATGTTGAATGTGTTTATGTTTCCCAAGTTGCAGAGGAAAATAAATAATGAATCCTAATAAATTTAGTACAGCACTGAATGACTTGATTATAGATAACCTTGCTGATGTTCATACAATAATTCCAGCAAAAATCTCATCAGTTGATTATGGGTCTGGTAGAGCTTCTGTACAGCCACTAATCCAGAATTATGTTGGTGTAAATAAGATTCAAAACTATCCCCCATTGTCGGATGTCCCTTTGATGATTTTATCAGGAAATGCAGGTAAGTCAAGCATAACATTCCCTGTCTCTGCTGGGGATACTGTTCTTGTTTTATGCTCAGAAAGAGATCCAACTAATATTTTATCAGGCACAGGGGATACGCCACAGGCACCAATAGTCACGTCACCACTTGGATTATATCCTGTAGGTATAATCCCATGTATTTATACATCAGGGTCTGCTAAAGCTATAGACAAGACTAAAGTGGTTCTTTCAAATGAGAAGGGAACTATTTCACTTTCACCAGATGGAACAATGGAATTAAAGAATAATGGTGGTAGATTAGTATTTAATTCAGATGGTTCTTTTAATATCAATGGTCTTATTATAACACCTGATGGCCTTATTAAAGATTCTGCTGGAATACAGTTAAATACACATAAACATTCTGGTGTCAATCCGGGTGGCAGTGAAACACAGGGGCCAGTAGCATAATAAAGGGGTAATATGCCTTTTGATTTATTAATAGACCAGACAACTAATGATTTAGCTCTAGTAAATGGAGATTTAATTTTTACACAGAGCAATCCTGTTGAGGTTGGGCAGCGTGTGGCAATGAAATTGAGAACTTTCGAGGGAGAATGGTTCCTCGATACAGATTATGGCATTCCGTTTCTAGACCAGATTATTAATGCAAGAACAAAGAAAGAAGTGGATGCAATATATATTGGAGAAATAAGAGACGAGGATGGTGTAGAAAGTATCATTTCTTATTCTTCTAACCTTGATAAGAACACAAGGTCTTATGAGGCGAATGTTACTATCAGCACAGCAGATGGCATTATTGAAATACCTATATATGATTCTCCAGCGACTCAGTGGCAATATCCAATACCTTTAGTCACGGACCCATCTGCTGATTGTGGTTTCAATGCTGGCGTAGATTCAGTAGATCAACTAATAAATCTGACCAACAGACTCTTTCAGTTCATAAACATTAATGGCTTACCAGAGAGTGGAAATTCTACATGGATAAACACTTGGGCATAAAGAGGAAATAAATGGCAGTTACAGATTATGGTGTTTTTTCATATGGATTACAAATACCGACATTTGAGGCATGGCAACAAGAGTACTTTTCCTTAGCCAAAACCACTTTTGGCCCGGATGTTAATGTTAATACAACTTCTGCAATAGGTCAACTTCTAAGTATTCCTTGTTATCAAGACATAACTATCTGGCAAATGTTACAGTCAGTTTATGATAGTCAAACATTAAATGGTGCAGAAGGTATCTTTCTTGATGATATTCTAAGTAGACGTGGTGTCTTTAGAAAACCTGCTAGTGCGGGAACAGGCTTTGCTTTTATACAGACAAATTCAGAAGCTGCATGGACATCTTCAATTGACACAAATTATTATTTTAGTGCAAGGAATGAAAAGAATTACAAAGTAACAACGACTTCACAGTACCGAGATAGGATTGGTGCTTATAAACTTTCTTTAACAGAATTACAAAATTCTCCTGTTTCACCTATTATATTTTATATGACGAATTTCACTACAGGTGAAACAAGAAGTCAAAGTATATCTAATAACTCTGCTGGGTTGATATCTCTCCGTGATTTTATTATAGAAAATATTAGAACAGAAGACCAACCAAAAGTATTTATAAGTGCAGATATACTGTATGTAGGTTTTTCAACCAGTAATTTAGAAGATCCGAAAGGTTTAGTTTCAAGTATTTATTTTTATGCTTCAAGGAACATTGGGAATAAATGGTCATTGTTTCCTGTTGAATGTCAAGTTACGGGTGTTTTTGATTTATTTGTTGGAGATATTATAGGCATTACTCCAACACCTCCAATTGGATATGTATCTGTAGGAAATTTTGAAGATTTTTATTCTGGAGCATCTGTGGAAACTGATGCAGAGTATAGGGCCAGATATAATGCCACTGCCGATGAATCTATTTCTGCAACAAGGCCTGCTGTATATAAAGCTGTGAGTGATTTAGATGGAGTGATGAAAGTAAGGATATATGATAATCCTACAACAACTGACCAGATTTATGCACCAAAACTTACTTTTAATACAGTAGTTTTGGGTGGTGTATCTGCTGAGATTGCTCAGACTATTTATAATAAAAAGCCTATTAATTCTCTTACATCAGGAACAGTTAGTACTACGATAAATACAGAGGATGGTGGTACAGAGGTTATTAAATACACACCAGCAGAAACTGTTTCTTATGATATAAAATTCAGATACAAAAAGGTAAATGGTCTCGCATTAACTTCAGCAGAGATATCTTCAATAAGAAAATCTATTGATGAATTAGAAGCACTATTCCTAATAGGATCTGCAATATTTAATGCTCAGATTGAAGCAGTTATTTATAACAATACTAAATTTGGGGATATAATTTATCTTGAAACATTAACGAAGTTATCTTCTGATCCGGATACAAACTTCTCCACATCTAATATAGAGCCACAATATTTCCAAGTCGTAAATATAAACTCAGATAATATTGTATTTGAGCAGGTGGTATAATGAACGATGTTAACCATATTAAGACTAGAGATGATCTAATTAGTGAAGCAACAGATTTACTATTAGAGCAATTTAAAAACAAAGAGATTTTTTTTAAACTTACTTATGTCATAGCTACAATGAAGCAGTATCTTTATAATGTGACAGCTTCACTTGGTTTGATAAGAACTATAGACAATGCAACAGGGGTTTTTCTTGATAATATTGGAGAAGAACTTGGTGTCCCAAGATTAACAGAAGATGATGACTCCTATAGACTTCTATTAAAAATAAGAGCATACAGAGTTAGGTCTTCTGCAACTAGACCTGAAATAATTGATCTGTTAGCTCGATTTACAGGAACTCCCTCTAATACAGTAAGAACTTATGTTGGAGATTATAAGACAGTTGATTTAGCTTTTTACCCAAACTGTATAGACCCTTATGCTTCAGTTGAAGAACTCATAAAGATACTACCACTTGTTACTAATTACAGATTGATAGCACTTGAAGGAAGACCATTAGGTTTTTCCTCTATACATGACTCACCTAATAAAGAATATAATTTCTCCCCAATAGTAGGCTCTATTTATGATGTTTATGGAGCCAATGGACAGGCAGGACATGTATCAAGTTTAATATCTTCTTCAATTTAAGAGGAATTGATGTCACAACCTACTTTTTACCCAGAATGGGCAATTAATTCAGTAAATTTACCCAGCACTGGACAGTCTAATAAATCACGCCCAAAAGAGTCCTTAAGACTTACAGGATGGGATCCGGGACAACTATTAACTGCCGAAGAATGGAATTGGCAATTTAAAAACATTTATGATTGGATTTATCATTTTAACACAGACTATTTTTTAAATGCAACAAGTTCTCCTACACCTTCAACATTAATGGAAAGAGATAGTTATGGATCAACTAATGTTGGAAAATCTTTGGGAATTAAGCAATCTGAAGATGAATCAAAAATAGATTTTATTAACTCTAGTGATGTGTCACAAGGAAATATAACTTTCAATTTTATCTCATCCTCTACCAATATAACAAAACCAAGGTCTAATTCTTTACAAGAAACTGTCGGCAATGCTCTAGTAAGATATGATACACTTACAACAACAGTACAAAATCAAATTTACAATACACTCGTTGGTGTTCCTATCCCTTGGCCCACAAATTCAATTCCAACAAATTTTCTAAAAATGAATGGACAGAGTTTTAACACTTCCACATACCCTCTGTTAGCACAAAGATATCCTTCTGGTGTGCTACCAGACTTAAGAGGTGAGTTTATTAGAGGTTGGGATGATTCCAGAGGTGTTGATTCAGGGAGAGGTTTGTTAAGTTGGCAAAACTTTGCTGTGGAAAATCACTCTCATTCTGTAGATTTGGTCAGAGGACAACTACAATCAAATGCTGACACAAACACAAATGAGGGTGTGTGGGGGACAGGTTCTACAGGGAGTTATGGTGGAAATGAGACTAGACCTCGCAACGTTGCTTTTTGTTATGTCACACTAATAGGATAATATATGAAATATGTTGAGTTGAAAAATGGGTTTGCTGTTGAAAATGGTTTTGTTAAAATATATCAATATCATACAGTCACTAAAGAATTCCTAGGTAGTACAGATGAATATTTAATGATTGGAACAGGCATTCCTGCAAGCAGCACTGTTATTGCAACACCAAAATTTGAAAAAGGTTTTATTCCTATTTTTAATGAGACGGAGAAGTGTTGGAATTTATTGGAAGACCATCGTGGTGAGAAGGTTTATAATAAAACCACAGGTAAAGAAGAAATAGTAGTTAATATGGGTAAAATTGACGGTTATACAAAAATACAACCTACTACCCCTTTTGATGAGTGGAATACTGAAAGTAATACTTGGGTAACTAATACTGAAAAACAATCAATTTCAAAACAAGCTGAATTAGAAAAAACAAAACAAAATTTAAAGAATATTGCATTATCTAAAATAACTGAACTTAATTTTGCAGTAGAATTAAATATTGCAACTAAATCTGAACTTCTCCTACTGTCTAAATTAAAAGCTTATGTTGTGGCGTTAAATAGACTAGACTTAACCTTAGAAAATATAGAGTGGCCTGACCTACCACAATAATGGGGAAATATGTTATCTTATGCAATTATATGGGATGTACTAAAGGTAGCTTTTTTTCCCCTTGTTGGTGCAATTTGGGTAAGTATTACAAGGAAAATAAGCAACCTAGAAAATGGTATTGCTAGAGTAAAAGAAGAATCAACTTTATTAAAACAAGACCTCATTAGACTGGAAGAAAGAGCAGTTACTAAAGAGGAACTGCAAAAGTTATTAAATGAGTTTGAGGTGAGAATAGATAAGACAATTGCACAGAACCTAAAACCTCTAGAAGTATTGATCAAACAAGCTATCACAAAGGATGGGGAGTAGGATGCTACTCCCAGAACAATATTTAGTAATATATTTTATAACATACTTTTTGTCAAAAGATAAAAAAGTAAGATATCTATGTTCTTATATAACTATATGTTTTTTATTAGATGAGATAGTAAGAATTATATTTAAATCCTCATATGAATTTATAATTATTTCCTACTTAATGGAGATTATAATCGGTGTAGTGTTTATTTCTTACTGTAAAAGTGTTATGGTCAGATCCATATTATTTTTAATAGTAATTGGATACCTCTTTCATCTCTCTGTATTAACATCTATTAATTTTTTACTTTATCGTGATGATATTATATCTTACTTTTTATATGAAGTCAGTAGTAATTTAGGATATTTTTTGAATGAGATTATTATCTCATTCTTACTTATAATTCTATCTCATTCTTATAAATATGATGCAAGGTCTTTAAGCATTTACCTTGTAATAATAACAAATTACATAAGTCTAATATTACTTTAAGGGGGAAGTTTGGCTATTACTTATCCAGCCACCACCTATGAACAAGCAATAGAAATGATATTGTTTGAATCTAATCAGTTATCTAAAATTGTTAATGGAACATCTAATGAGGAGATAACACTAAATGATGAAAGTTTGATCCCATCTTTAAGAAAAATGTTCTTGGATAATTTTCATTTTAAGTCTCCAATAGATTGGCAGGCTGGGCAAACTGCAACAATCTTTAATCAACTTTATCGCTATAATGATAGTGGTAATTATCTATTGTATTATGCACCTTTTGCTTCATCTAGTAACCCAATTACATTAGGAGTTACCCCAAGTCAGGATTTTGTTATATTTCCAAGAGAAGACTTAAGTCTTTATGCCCCATTAATGAGTCCAACATTTACTGGTGTACCTACAGCATTAACCGCCACAAATGAAACTAATACGACACAACTAGCCACCACAGCTTTTGTGCAAAATGTAATAAATAGTACTTTTGTTGGTATACCTCTCCCTTGGCCACTATCCTCCGTACCTTCTGGGTGGCTCAGATGCAATGGGCAATCATTTAATACAATAACATACCCGCTACTTGCAATGGCATACCCATCTGGGACACTCCCAGATCTCCGTGGAGAATTTATTCGTGGCTGGGATGATTCAAGGGGTGTTGATGGAGTCTCAGGAAGGTCATTATTATCATGGGAACCAGCCTCATTACTTTGTACAGCGGTTGGTCCGGATGCATTACATCAAATTGTTATTGAGGGGATTACACCCAATAGCGCTACTGTAGCAGACTTTAACTCTGGGGTAGGCACAGATTTTGTTAGTGACTCAGACTATTCTAGTACATTAAAAGGGATCTCAGCAGCTTCCTCAGATTTATCATATACAGGCAACTCCGCAGGTGTTCCTACTAGTATAGAAATGAATAGACCATTAAACTCTAACACAGGGGTACTGGTTGGTGGTATGCGTCCCCGCAACATTGCCTTTAACTACATTGTCAGAGCAGCATAAAGAAAGCCCCTAATCTTAGGGGCTTTTATTTTAACAATCAGAACGGGATGTCATCATCCCAATCTCCTCTAGGTTCATCTGGTAGAGAAGAGACTTCATTTTCTTTTTTAGGAGTATCGTCTTTCTTAATTTCCCCTTTTACAGCTTTAATACTGAAAGGGACAACATTATCTAGGTAATTATTAACAAAGTCTTCCACTTCTTGAAGGTCTTTCACATACATTGCCGCTACAGCCAGAGATTGCCCCACTGTTTGACCAATTTCATACTCTGTAAGTTCTTGGTGTTTATTTGTAAAGTTCTCCTTAACTTTTTTAGCAAGAGCTGCAAAAAACACCATTGTACCTTCAATTGTTTTTTGATCAGGCAGTTTCCCCTTAAAGAAATTAAATGCGCATGTTCGCACATTTCCTGCTTCTACCCCTGTTGTATCTTTCTTCCCACCAGATTTTTGACCCTGTTGTTGAACACTCTGATTAGCTGTTCTATTTGGCTGAGGGTGAGACTCCTGTTCTGGTGATTTCTCAATAACTGTTAAATCACTTTTCTTGGCATTTTTATATTTACCATCATCCTCATATTTCAAGAAAATACTATCCCCCACTTTCACATCATAATACCCTTTACCTTCCTTAATAGTAAATGTTTCTCGTTTACCTCCACCAAATCCTACCCATGAATCATCATCTAATTGAAGACTCAGACGAAAAAGATTCTGAAATTTGTCTGGTTCTGGCAATGCTTTTGCAAAGACACGTTTTACCTTACCTTGAAATGTTTTAATAGTCATATTTATACTCTCCTGTTTAGTGAATCTCTGAATATTTTTTACCAAATTGTACGTCTACATCTAATTTACGTCTTAAATTGAATTCTTTATTTACATCTTCTACTGCCCCTTTTATCAATGATTTAAATTCAGATTTAAATTTTTCTGTATCTTTAAAACTAAACATTACTTCATCATGCATCTGCAATTGTATTTTATTTACCCCGAATTTCTCTTTTTGTCTCCGTAGGATGTGTTTCAACCACATATCAAAGAAATAACTTCCTGAACCCTGACAGAGTGTTGAGAACACATCTTTTTTAGCTCTGATTGCATACATAAAACCATTGATAGGGTTAACTAACCAGAGTTTGTGTAAATTATTATAACCTTCTTCAGAAGGGAATTCAACTAAAAATTGTTCTTCTGCAATTGCCTGAACAGACCAGTTAAGTTTCCAATATGATTCATGTAATAACTTACCTGTCGTTAAATCTACCCCAGCAGTCTGAGAGATTTTAGGTGCCCCGGCCCCGTACACAGCACTGTAGTTGCAATTACCAGTAATTGTTAGAACATTCCCTTGTCTAATAAGGAAATTGCCATTTTCTGTTATAAGGCAAAAAACATCTGTATCTCTAGTATATTGTTTTCTTAGACGCTGACAAGTAATATGTGGCCTACCCTGTGCACTAATTTGCATATTACTTTTACTCTTATAGCTAACAGTAGTGTTTTTCCCTGTTAAGTGTAAAGCCAATTGAATGGCATCATAAACCCTACCAAGATTTTGATAAATAATTAAAGATTTTTTACTCTTACCTTTTTCACTAGTCAATCCATCTGCTTTCCAAAAAGCATCAATAAAAGAGTGAAGAGATTCTGTATTTAGACTACAAATCCATTGGGTATAATCAATCTCATGTTTACTCTTTAAAGGAAGTCCAACAGATTTAATAAAATTTCTTGCGTCTACTGAAGGTATTGTTAAAGAAAGAACACCATTGCTTGCCGTTATTTTATCTTCACGATAAGTTAGGTTTAGTTTTTCTAATAATTCTTTTATTTCATTTAAATATTTTTTTGGTGACTGAGCTATTGACATTCTAACATACTGCCGTTGTCCCATTTTGCCTTGAGAAGTTTTCTTAGTCAACTTTGAAACATGCAGATACCCATCAGATAAAATCCAACCTAATAAACGTGCTTGATCTGGTGAAACAGAACTATCACCACCAATATACTCTCCTGTTGTAATAATATTCATATCAGAATTAACTTTATCAGTTTCTTCATAAAAAGTTTTTACCCAAGGATTAGACTTAGTTCTTACACGTTTATCCACCAACCATTTATGATTACCAGTTGACTCTACACACCATGAACGGTGTGAAAGTGTCTTTACAGGTTGACATTCATAAAAAACTTTATCTAAGACTTTACACCAAACTTGTTTACGTTCCTTATTCAAGGACATAACATATTCACCAGACTTGATCTCATTAAAACTCTTCCAGCCATCTTGGGTTAAGACTTCAGTGTTATCAACAGGCAAACAAGATTTACCTAATTTTCTTGCTGAAGATATTCTTTCAATTATCTTCTTTTGTTCTTCTGGTGGCAATGCTTTCATTTCTTCAAAACTTAAACCTCTTTTATTCATATGCACTCTTCTCTATAAATAGACCAAGAAACTGTTAATGGTTCTTCTTATACCATTTATAAAACATCTCTTCATCCTCTGTAATAAATTCAGCAGTAACAGCCATTTTAGTGTGAGGATCATAGTCATCAGCCATCATGGTTTCAACATATTTTGGATCATGTGCTAACATAAAATGGTGTTTAGTCCTGTCTTCAAGTGAGGACATGTCAGAACCACATAATGTATAACCCTTTTCTGAAATAAATGACCCACGAATTTCTTCCCCACCTATTTTATCAACACCAACAAGGTTTACAACATTTCGATGTTTTACCCTTAAGGTGTTGGTTAACCCACCAATAGAAGCTTTAATTCTACCTTTATCATCCATATCCCTTAGTAAGCCTTTAATCACACCTAGGCGATGTTTATAAAGGTTTAAGTTAGAATAGAGGGCAATCTCTGGAACATCTTCAGCAAGCTTTTCTACACTCTGACAGAGGACTTTGCCGTCTTCTCCACTTATAGTAACTTGTGGGACTTGTCTGGCAATTGGCCTTTCAGGTTTTGTTCCCCTTCTGCACCCAAGTGCCTTCCATCTTTTCATGTCATCTTGCCAAGCTTGTTCAGCCTCTTTATCTTTTACCTCTTTAAAAGTCTCAGGAATCCAACCATGTGAATATAAGAAATTTTTTATTTGTTCTGGTGAGTTTGCATTTGGGTCTTCATAGTTAGTCAGAACTAAAAACTCTTCAATTTCGTCAACCTCACGACAGCGCATTTCACCATTAATCTCAACTAGAGGTTCACTCTTTCCTAGTAAAACTCTGGCTGTTCCAACATCATCTTTTGTTGATGACTGATATTGTTGTTTAAGTAGCTCCCAAGTTTTACCAGCTTCTGTATACTCACCATTTTGTTTAAAATACTTTTTAGGTTTAGTCTTCTTAGAGTATTTTGGTATTTTTGGCATAACAGATTCTAATTTATCTTTTAATTCTTTAACTTTATCAGCAAAAAATTTCTCACTGTTATCTAAATGTTCTTTATCCAAAAGGATACCAATATCTTCCTGAATTCTATATGTATCTAACTTAAACATTAAGAAAGATAAAAATCTTTCAATATGTTGGTCTACAGACAAACCTTTTAAAGAGTCTATATAGAGTTCTTCATTTGGGCTAATTCTTTTTCCACCAACTAATCCAGCATCTATTGCTTCCTTAGATTGGGTGTACATTAAGGTAAGTCTATTCTTGAAGTCTTCCCAAAGAGCTTTATTTATCTTTACATCTTCTTGACAACGATGTTTATATTCTTCATAGGAAAGATTTTTCCAGTCCTCCACCTTTGGTTTTTCAATACCATAATCTTCATGAAAAGAGTCTAAACCATGTTGACTTCTTGTTGTATTAAGGTACCAACTTAAAGCTAATGTATCTATCACCATTAAGTTTGACAAATTCATAGAAGTTATTTTTTCTAAGGCCGGAACATCAAACAGAATAAAATTATGACCAACAATAGGGATTTCATTCTCTATGTGCCAACTTAACATATTTTTTATTCTTTCAATATCCGCACCATCAATAGAGGAAGGGGAAGATTTCCCTTCCATTTGAAAACTCACAACATGGCATTTTGTCAGTTCATTTAGGAGGCCGTCTGTTTCAATATCTGAGACAGTCCCCTTCCTCCAATTTTTTATTAACTTCATTTGTCCTCCTTAAAGGTGCAACCACAGTATTTAATTAGGCTGTGGTTTTCCTGAAAAGTAATCATCTAAATCATGACATTTAGCTTTATCAAACTCATAATACCACTTACCCGCAGGGCCAGTCTTACCACCACGACATTTTGGCAAATCAACTTCAGTTGTGTTCTTCTCAATCAGGTCATCAGAAAGTTTATCCCGGTTAAGAACAATGTTGTAAGCAGCAGATTGAACAAAACTCCCTGTGCCTAGGGTATCATACTCAGTAACTTTACGGGGCTTACCTTCAGCGTTCTGAGGTGGTTTACGGGTATGTTGTACATTTACTGTTGTCACACCATTTTTAGCCATATTTCTTTGAAAATTCATATGGTCTTCCGCATGTTCTTCACTGCTGCCACGCAATAAATCAGATAATACATCAATAACAAAGAGGCGGCTATCATGTTTTCTAAACAACATTTCCAACTCTTTTTCTAGATCTTTGATATTACCAGATCGTTCATCAAGAATATAAAATCTTGGTTGCCCATTCTCTTTATAACATAAACTCTGTTTAATTCTTTGTCCTTCTTCTGTCTTGAGGAAATCTTTAATTTCTTCACTAGACATTTTCCATAGCATATTCATTTCAAGATGGATAGATAACATCTCTAACATATATTGAGCAGCAGTTGCTTCAAGGCTAACAATAGTAGGAGTAACAGGACTGTTAAATATCCAATGATAAACCATTCTATTCACATGTGTACTTTTGCCACAAGAAGTGTCAGCAATAATATTTAGGATTCTGCCTTGGATAATTCCACCACCCATCATATCTTGCATTTTATGCATATAAGCCGGTAATGTGATACGGGGTTTAGAGAGTTCTTCCTCAATCTCATCAAAACCATCAGCAGCACTTTTCACACCTTCTGGAACATAAGGCTTTGCTGCCCAGAAATCATTTATAAATTCTTGCTCTTTATGCAATAATTTCTTTGTGTCATTATCATAGATATATGCATTTGGGTCTTTATAGCGCATTTTCATGACAAAAACTTTTCCTTTCGGAAGAACTTCATAAATCTTTTCAGCAGCCTCACGTCCTGCTGCATCACTATCCATTGCAACTACAATTTTTTTAAATTGATTAATAAAATCATAGTTATTTTGAAGCTGTTTGTATACAGAAGTCTCCCCTGTTGTCCCACTCACAACAGCAATAGGGTCATAGTTTTTGTTTCTCTGTGCATCAGAAAGCATTTGATATGCTGCTAGTTGATCTGAGTTACCACAAACTACAACCTTATTATTACGACGAACTAGTAGTTGTCCGTTGGGAACGGTAGCGCAATAAACAAACCCTGAATAATTTTCTGTTGTTATCTCTACACTCTGAAATGAGGCTGTTTTCTTTGCAAAGGAGATTTTTACTGCGTACCATTCACCTAGGTCATTATTTCTTTTTCTAACAGAAGCATGGTATCCACTGAGAACAGCAATAGATTGCACTAGGTCTGCTTCATTTTTAAGTTTAGAGTTGAACTCAATACTGTTGCGATCTTTTACTAAATTTCCATCCCAATGAACAATCTCTTTCAAAAAGAGGTCTCTTTGCCTAGAATTAAAATCTTTTAACCAAGAATCTGGCAATCCTTTTTTAGTACACCAAGGTTCTAAAGTTACATTGAAAGTATGATAAGAACCTTTAATCCAGTGTTGGTGGTCTTCCTTACTGTATTCAGTGTAATTCATTTTTAAATCATCTAAAATATTTTTTAGACGTTTAATTTTTCTTTCTTTTTTGAAAGAAAAATGTGCAACTGCTTTACCACTCACCTTATAATCTACTTTAGCATCAGCAGAGAGTGCAATAATAAACTTAATCTGGTCATCTGTTAAATTAGAGCCTGCAAAAGTATCCTCAAGTTCTGTTGTTTTCCTGAATAGATTAGCTTTAGAAGTTCCTTCTCCCGCATTGAAGTAAAAATCTTTATTAGTTTTTGGTCTTACTCCTACCATCTTATGATTTGGTGTTACTAACAAAGAGATTTGATTACTCTTAAAACTAACCAGATCACCAGAATATTCTTTTTTAATAAGACGGCTAGGTTTCACCCAAGAGGATTTACCCTCTTTCACTTGAAGCACTAAGGTTTTATTATCTAACTCTGAAAATAATTTAAAACCTTCTTGCGTCATCACCTCTGTTTGATCATCATAACATTCCCCACCAACTAGTAACAAAGTGTTGGTGAAAGTTTTAAATCGAAATTGACCAAATAAATCACAATCTTTGCCAGTCTCTCCAATTGGGCCGGGGCTTTTAAAATTCTTTGGATGTGTTCGCTGCTTATAGCCTGAAATCTCATAATTCTTAGTTGTTGGATAAAGAGTCCCACAGACTTCTCCGTCTGTTTCATTATACTTATATCTTACACCAAAAAACTTGGAAATTTCTTGTTTAATCCCACGATAACCTTTTGGGTCAAGTCCCGTTTGTTCCTTTAATTTCTTATGCACCTCTTCATTAAATTCTGAACCCACAATTTCCTCTTCTTCAAAATCTTTATTGTTATCAATAATCCATTGTTCGTCAGGATAGGTATAACCACAGGAGAAACAATATGCTCCTTTATGCAAACCATCTGAATCTAAACCATAGACCATGAGATTATCATTGTTTTGGTCAAGACCTTTTGACTGGCATTTAGGGCAACCAATATGCCCTTCTACTGATAGGTCTACCATAGTCCCAAAAAGATTCTTTGTCTTACCCAAACAACCTCCTAATCCTTAAGTTTATACAAAAAGTTCACATCAATATTTTGTAGAGTAGAAACCATACATTTATTAGATTTATTATACTGCAATCCTACTTTAGATAGAATTTTAGTGTCATGAGCAAAGTCTAGATCCCACTTATAGAATCTTAAAGGTAAAATACTTACTGATTCACATATCTTAAGATACATGCTGTATTTAGGACTAAAGTAAATATTGTTATTGTGAAGTGCTACAGCATCTTCTAGCGAGACTTCCCTCGTTGTGCCAAGAATGTTATCATAAGGGTATTTTAAGACAAACCCATGTGCACACAAGGAAGAGAGTTCATTCACGTAGTAAGGTATGTATCCTAATTCTAGCATGAATCGTTTAAGAGATTCAACCTCAATCTGTAATGACTTAATTGAACCATGTTTTTCTTGCTCAAGCAAGACTTGCTTGGCAATATCATGATTTGTCATCTCAACAATCAAGTCATTCTCAATATTAAATTGCAAATCTTGTTTCAACATTTAATCTCCAAATTATTTATGAAATGTTTTTAAATTAATTATAACAAAATTCATTCTCGAGATACCAAGAATCGTGCTAATTAAAAATTTTCTTAAGTTTCTTGGTGGTTTGTCATTTACTAAATAAGGCAGTACCATCAAGAAGAAATTCAACTGAATGTTTACCAAGTTCTTTACTCATTTTAGAGTGAACATACTCTTGCGTCCTATAAGCATTTGTTCCTTTGCATCCTAACTCTTTAGAAAACTTAATTACTTCAAACACCGCTGTTTTCATTTTAACCTCAAACAATATAAGGATAGAATAATACTGGTAAACTACTTAGACCTTTCTCCTTTAGTTGCATTGCTAGCTCATTAGCAAAAGACTTCTCAAGTCCCTGATTATAGTGTGCAGCTTGAATAGGTCTTCTTTTTGGAATATTCCACTTCACAATATAACCTGTTCCATAAATATTTACTGGGTCATCAATTAATTTCAACTCTTTAAATATATTTTTAAGCTTTCTATGACGTCCAAAGTAAATAATTGTCCAAGCATTACCAATATATCCTTCATCAGGTTGATTGTAAGTATCGTTAAATAGTTTGGCAGCAGTTTTTGCTGCTTCATAAGCATCTTTGATATCAGATGTAAGTTTAGTGTTCATTGATTTAGACATAAAGTTAATTCCTTACAATAATGCTCTTTTAAGAAACTTACCATAACCAAGACTTTCTTCTGAATTTGATTCTGTAAGTGAAAAAGTGTCATGACCTTTCTCAACAAGCAATTTCAAAAAGAAAAATTGTGAATCTTGCCGATAAACACGCTTATCTGGTGTTGTGGAGGAAATAGAAACAGATTCTCCTACTGTATAATAAACTGTATAATCGTTATAATCATAGATATGGATGTGAATCTCTCCATCTTTTGCATAACAGTGGAATGTGTTTCTTTCACAAGTATATCCGTAGACTAATGTCCCTTCATATCCTTCTGGAAGTTCATGGTAAGATATTGAATTACCTTTAAATCTAATATCTTGAAGTTCTTTATATTCTTGTTCTGTCATGGTCATTCCTCCCTTACAGTTATACCCGCATCTTGAAGCCTCTCATTCACTTCGTAGAGGACTTGTTTTGTCGTGTCATAATTGCTCCATGAAGGCAACTCAATAACCAATGATGCCCGTCCTGATAGCCACCCTATCCACGCTCCTTGCACCCAGACATCAAGAAACACTTCATCGCCCTCATCATCAATGGTTGTCTCTCTGTTCCATGTAGGATTTAGCCAATTCAAAAACTCATTTCGCATCCGTTCTGTATTCATAATTTAGACCTTAATTTTAACCTGATTTTCTTTTAGGAATAACATAGCATAAGTATCGCAGTCATCAACCACAGAAGCTAAGAGGAAATCACTATCCTCATAGATTATTCTATATAGTTTCGCAGTATATGTCTCACCATCACCGTTAAATAAGTCAGTTTGATTATTCTGCAAATTGTAAGAAATATCATACTTATGGTCAGACCAAATATTTTCACACAGTATAAAGTCTAGACCAAATTCTTGATTAAGTCCGTTAAATTTTTTGTGCATCTTAACAGCAATCTTTAAAGCTTCATTAGGTGTAACTTTACGAGGTATATTCATTTTTAACCTCCTCTTCAATACGTTGATTAATAATATCTTTTACAAGATGAAATCCAAATTTTATAAAAAGACAACAAAAGAAATAAGCAATCCCTGTAATAATTAAACCATTATAAGCTGACAGCAGAGTTACTACCACTACTTTAACCCAATTAATAACACTATGAATATATGACTTATTATCCAAATTAAAATTTTCTTTAACTCTATTCAGTGAATCCCTATCAATAGAGACAGAACCAATAAGTGCAAACATTACAACTCCAAGCCCAAGTAAAGCTATTACCCACAACATTACTAAAGAGATCTTCAACAATTCACTTAAATTAGGATAAATGAGCGGTAATACCAGAGTTGCAAGAGTTGTCGTATAATAAATATGACCTAAAATGGGATTCAACTTTTTATTCATGTTTATTCTCCTCAATTTGTTGCTTAAATATAGTCAATTGTTTATTTGCATCTTCTTCTGTTTCATAATATGCAAGAATAACACCTTCATCATAATCTTTTGCAAAAATTGCATACCGACACAAATCTCCATAGAAAGGAAGTGCATGAAGACTGCCTTCAAAATCTTCTATTACAACCTCTAATTCTGTATAATCTGCATCTTTACCCATTGGTAGCATATTGTTCCCATATCTACGTAAAGGAAAGACATCATCTTCACAAGACAAACGAATAGCTTGGCCTTCAATAATACTTAAGCATGTCTTAAGTTCAGGACAGAAGCCATATCGGCGGACAAAACTACCTAGTTTGTAAATGAGATGACAGTCTAAATTGATTTTTAATTCATCCATAATTAATTCTCAATAATTTCTTTAGACAAGATTTTACCCATTTTGCCAACTGTAACTTTAATATTGAGTTGACCATAAATTTCTTTAGGTGCATCAATACTTCCAGATTTAATTTTATATTCACAGCAACGACATTTCATATCATCGTGATCTTTTGGAATAGAAACTAAATCCTTTGGATTTAAGACAACTTTCATAATATTCTGCTCACCTTTTACATAACCATAAGAGGCAACATGAAGGCCATCTGAACATGTTTGTGTTGGGTCTTCTGTTACTAGTTCTCGTGGCATAGCAATAGTCCAGTTGTTATATTGTGGGATATTTTCAGTATAACTGTCAACAGGAACACCATCTTTATAAGAAAAATACTTCCAAGCTTCAATATCACCATCTTCTGTAATTTCTAAATCATTGTGTGTGAGAAAATCATAAGTCATCTCAATAGCATCTTTAGAAGGATTTTGATGAAGTTTTCTAAAGAAATTAATGAACTTAATTACTTTGCCACCTTTCTTCTGAGACTCTTCAATAATCCTCTCTGTCAGACTGCTTCGAATTTCTTCACCATTATAATAAAGAATGCCATTAGCTATGGTGATATCTGTTCCAAAAGTTAAAGATTTAACAGCATTTGAAACTTCAACCCACTTCATCATTTCTTCAAAATCACCTTTAATAGCAAGGTCAGCAACTTTACTAAACTCTTCCTTGTTATTAGGAACAACATGTTGTCGTCCATCACTCAGACAGATAAGCACTTGGTCTTTTGTGATAGTATATTTTGTTTTGCTATAGTCAATATCAGTTGTGATTTTCTTGTTAACTGCATATGTAAAATCTTTTGAAAACATATCAACAAAATATTTATTTGTTGTAAAGAGAATCCAGTTTTTAGTGTTAGGTGATGAGACATTAGCACCATATTTCCAACTCACTTCAATATAATTTTTCTTAAAAGCCCTTGCTGCTTGTCTTGTTTCAAAACAGAAATCCCATCCTGACTGTTCATTACCAACCAAGACAATTTTACCATAATAATTACTGTTATAGACTTTCATTTAGACACTCTCCTGCTTGTTTAAGTGTTCAATATCCATAATATATTGCTTTACATGTTTGTTGTCAACAAGTTCTTCCAGAGATTTATTTACCAATGAAATCATTGGATACTTAGCCATGAATTTATTATATAGGTCATTATATTCATCCTTCAATGGGCTAACTTCTTTTTCAACCTTAGTGTTTAATTTAAAATATGTCACAACACCTGAAGACAGATTCGTTACCTTGACACTGGGAGGCTTCTTAATCATCTTCTTTCTTCCATGACACCCCATAAGTTTATACAGGTAGTTAATCTCCTCTACGTATTCATTATATTTTGAATTATACAGCAAATTGTAGTATACATTTTTGACAAAGCTATTATCTTTAGTCAAAGTTAATTTATTACCTTTACACCATTTAGCTTGCTTTTCGCTTAGGATATAAAAATCTGTTACATTGAAAACATTCAACCAATCCTTATTATAACTGTTACGCTTAATAAGACTATAGCATGTCTTTATATAAGAATCTTGCTTACCTTCATAAACTAAAAAGTCACTAATTAACTCAATTTCTTGTTTTGATAACCATTTTGAATCTAAGATTCCTTCTGAATTAACATGATAAATTTTGTGACCTTTATTTCTTGTAATAACTCTTTTCTCTTTTGGTTGTTTTACCTCAAAATCTTTATCAATTTTTATGTCACTAGCATAAATAACAGCATCTGCTAGTGCTGGACATTGTAGATATTCCTCAACCTCTTCTGGCTGAACAATAACAAGAATATCATTAAACCCTTGAATTACCTCTTTTGCACGTAACTTACAGTCTTTAGCATTTGAGATAAAAATTTTAATATTAGAGGTTGTAAGAAGTTTTATCCTAGCTGAATGGACAGACTTACCAATTGTCCTTATGCCAACAGAACACGAATTACGTTTAAAGTAGCCTTTTCTGCCAAATAGAAACCTGTCTACATCTAACTCTTTAATCTTCTCTGTTACTTCTCGGTAAACAACACTTTTAAGTTCTTGTGGAAGCCCACAAATTAATTGTGAGACCTCTTTAAGTGTCTTACATTCAACCAGTCTACTGTTAAGATCTTGAACATAAGTATTAATTGCTTTTGTATAAAAACTTTTAAGATTTTCTTTAAAACCTCCATCTGATTCCCCTTCAATAGTTTTCTCTCTTCCGGGATTGATTTTACAACTGCCAATGGGAAGAGTAACTAATGCATAAACATCTTTACTATTGAGGTAATTAGACTGATAAATTACCCCTCCCATTAAAACCCCACAATCTCGTTGTGAAGAAACAAGTTCCACTTTTACATTATCTTCTTGATAAGTAAACAGGATATTAGGGTATTCAGACTTTAGATTCTCATCATTGATTTCAAAAGGGAAATCAAAGAATTTTAAAAAGTATTTTAGATTATTATTAAAACTCTTAATCAGTTCTGAATGAACAGAGAACTTAACTTCAGTGCCATTGCCTTCAGAAGTCTCAGACTCAAACATCACAGAAATATCAGGTAAACCACGATTCTTGTAAATATGGTAAGTTGTTTTCACACCATTAAAAACAGATGTTACCTGAAAAGCATCTGTCAAAGCAAAAGGTGCTTTAGAACCAATACCAAACGCACCAATAGCTTGATTATTATTCCTTTTAGTAGATTCACCTAAACACATATAGAGTTTAGTAACAGTTTCTTTACTCATACCTAGACCACGGTCAGTAACACTAAAATAGGGTTCTAATAGTGTTGGAGCGTGAATAAGTATTGGCAGGTCTGTCTTTCCTGCTTCTACATGTGAATCTCTTGCATTACAGATAAGTTCGCGGGATGGAGCAAGAACTTTGTTTTCATAGATACCACTCATCATAAGGTCAAATGTTACCTCATTCATAGCAATAGATGCTTGATAGGTTTCAGTGGTACCTGAAGTGATAGCTGGTGTTGCTTGGCTTGTAACAATCATTCAAAAATTCCTTTGCTTGTAGCTAATGCCTCAGAGTAAGTCATCTCAGGACTAATAGCAAACAATACTGATTTGAAATTAAACTCAACAAGAATCTTAAAGGTTTGACTAAGCAACCAAGCCTCCTCTACCACATCAGCAAAACACTCCTCCATTGGTTCACTCATAACAAGCTTATCAGTAGTTCTTAATGTACTCTTCATTTCAATTCCTCATAGAAAGAGTGGTTCTTGTAGCTTAATGTTTTAACAAAACCTTTTTCAGAAGAAACCCACTTAGGTTCTGTCCCTGTTTTGAAGTAAAATACTACACTCTCATTCATCTTACAAGCATTATTTTTAATAAAAGACACCTGACACAAAGTATTTTTGAATTGTGGTATAAATGGTGAAACTAAGATTTTAGATATAATTTGTGCTTGTTCCCAAGCCTGTTTATCATAGACTTTTATAGATTTTCTTGCTAAGTAACTGAATTGATTCTTTTGGTAGATGACATTCTTTACAGATGTTGGGTAACGTTTGTGTGCTTTTCTGTTAAGAATAACATTCCCCACCAACCACATTCCAAACAATCCTTCACTTCTAGCCTCATGGTATAATGCGCAGGATAACATATTAATCTTATTATCTTTTACTGTACAGTTATGAATTACGTGTTTTTTAGGTACCTTTGGTTGATCAATTTTTGCTTTTTGGTGTAGATGTGTATTTTTAATGTTAATTGATTTAGCATTAACATATCCACAACACAAAGCACAAGATAAAATAAATGAAGTTGAAATAAAATTGCCCCATGAAGGGGCATTACTTTTGTTAGAAATCAATATTTTCTCCTTAGTTTATCATTTTCCTTGTTTTAGACTAATCTGAATATTAATTTCTGTCAACCTTTGTTGCATAGCTTGATATTCATCAAACAATTCTTTGATATCATCTAATGCAACATCACGAAGTTTAATCAACTTATCCAGAGAAATTTCTGATAAGTTTTCATAAGAATTAAGATTCATAATTACCCCATTTTAATCATCAATGCCATTCATCAGAATATCCACCTTTTGGTTCCCAGCCTATTGGCATTTCATAAATTTCAGGCCCACATTCATTGCCACAATAACTTTCGTCATTATCACAAAGCTGCTTAGCCAGATTGATATCACGATACCAGCGAACTCCGGCAGAACCATCACCATGATCAACTACACACAAAGCTACTTTAATTTTAGACTCTTTATAGTCAGATGGTTCGGAATATCCCTCTCGTGGAACCCAATCATCAAACACTTCCACATATTCTGGATTACCTCTATTAATATATTCAAAGCGAGGGTCTTCATCACATAATAACCCTGCAAATGCAAGATCTTTGAACCATCTAATAGAATAAAACCCATCCTGTTCATCTTCAATACAAACGGCCACTTTCATATTACACCCCTAAAATTTGTTTATTAATTTCATCAATATTCAACAAGCAGTAAATAGCACACTCAATATCCCATTCAGATAAATTCACTTTTCTGTATTTTGGAGTTAGTGCCACTTTAAACACAATACTTCCATGTGTTGGGCCCCAACCATAAGGTGTATCGTAGCGTTGGTCTGTCCAATGTGCATAATCTTTAGTGCCGAAATACTCTTTCTTTAATTTTTCTCCACCATAAGCTAAATCTGAGATAGCATCTTTCACACACTGCTTACGTTCAGGTACACCTTTAGTCTCACCAAAGTTAATAACATTCATACCGTGAGTTACTTTTTCTAAGTCTAATCCTGCTTTGCTAAAATTAATCTTTCGTTCTAATCGTGTAATTTCCTGTTGAAGATAAATTAGATTGTTTTTATAAGCCTGATGTAATTCTTGCTCTTTCCCCTTGACCACATTGAGTTCTTTAATTAACTTTGTCAATTGCATATTACAGTTTCTCCTCTAAGTATTCTTCTGCTTTAAGAATAAGTGTTAAGTAATCTGGTTGTTTGTTATCTTCAAAACCTACATCATCTTTAACAAGAACATCATACAACAGTTGTGCTAGTAAGTCACGTTGTATTTCAAAAATATCTTCTTGCTTATTTAACATTTCCTGAAAGAAATCATTTATTTTCATAGTTAATCTCCCAATTTGGTAGATTGATGTAATCCTCTGAGATACACTCATCACCAAGAGATAAGTAGACGCTTACCTGATTATCATAATACTCACTGTACAATACCTCAACTTTAAGATTCTCTTTGAGATAATTCACCATATCTTGTTTAGTCAAGAAACTGTTTGAAATCTTTGGTGGTGATACTGGCACTCCAATACACTCTTTCAGTTCGTTAATTTCTTTACTTGTGTAAGGACAAGGTCGTGACATTTAATTCTCCTCTTTAAACAAAAATTATAATTACTTCACAACAGCCCATCTTAACTCTTTTGGTTTTCCTAAGTCAACAACTTTTCCTCCATTTGTACGTGACCAAAGTCTAGCTAGTTGTCTACTTTTAAAAAGTTGTTGGTTAGACTTATCTACAAGACAATGCATTTCATCTGTAGAGTATGTTTGTTTTGTCAAAGTAATACTAAATGGCTTAATATTATTGCCTGAATCATCTAGGTGAGTCTTATTTAACCATTTATTACGCATATCTCCTTCCATCCACTGTTTATATTCTAATTCACCAACCATGTTAATCTTGGTATACCAACTCCATATTGGGAATTGTCTTTGAGTTAACGGGCGGTTGATCCAATCTTCTACCAGAGAAAGATCATTGCCGTAATACTGAATTATGGCGGAAAGGGGAGGATGATGAATCCTCGAATATCTTTTGTTAATTGATTCCGCGAAAGTCTTCTGTTTATTGAGGATTTTATATTGCTCTTTTTGCCATGCCTCACGTTCTGAAACGCTAGAGAATACGCGATGATTTGGATGAAATGATTCTTCAATCTCCATTTTCGCATAGCGAATTTCACGAGCTATGTGCGCTCGCATTTCTCTTTCAGCATTACGCCTTTCTTCGTTCGCCGTCTGGACATGCAGTTCATGCAGTCTCCTCCTTTCCCATTCTTCACTAGAACATCTTCTATCAAGGAAATCGAACGATGTGTCACGCCCACAGCCAAAAATATTCATTTTATAACCTCCAACACTCATATGAACTGCGCGTTTATTTAACTCCCTAGATCTAACACTTTATTGATACAGACCAACTTCCCTTGTAGTCACTTAGATGTAATAGTTTGTTAGTTTAAAAGAACATCTTATCTAAATCCTCTTTTAGATTAAAAATTCATATTGGTAGTTTTAAGTAATTTCTTTATTTCAACCTTAATTCTGTTTGCCTCATCTAAAACCTTAGTGTGGTCAACAACAATAAAGTTGGATAAATCTTCAATAGACCATTCACTAAGAGAAATCATATCTTACAATCTCGTCTTTAGTAAGAGATGTGCTGTGATACCCAGCAACTACATTTGAATCTGATGATTCATAAAATACAGAGATACCTAACATTACCAACTCTCCTGAACAACAAAGTCATGAACAGTTTTTGCACAATCTTTACAGATACCTTGTTCACATTTTTGTTTGGTTGCCAACTGCACTGAAATATAAGGTACATTATCCAACCGTGATACATCATAGTGAAAAATCTTCTTACAAACAAGACATATCCACTTACGTGTTGAAGTAGTATCAACGATTTGTTTTATCTTGAAATCCACATAGATAATCTTATTCATCTTTCTTCCCCATTAAAGTTCTATCTGTAAGAACAAGACCCTCACAAAGATGTTTAAGTCTTCGTCTCTTACATTCAGGTGTTGTATAATAAGTCTGGTCTTTATGCCAATAATCAAAAACTTTCATCCAAGTGTCTAAGAAAGACCTTGAATAAATCTGCCGTTCAATGTGATTCATTAGAAAGACTCCAGTTCAGATATAAATTACATTAACTATAACAGTTTTTGGGTGTACCTTCAAGAAAATCTTCTCAGCTTTGTTATGCTGGCATTTTTCCTTTGCAGGGTTTGTAATAGGAACACAAACAACAGTTGTTGCACCATATACCCAAAATCCATCCTCTTTTTGAAAATTATACTTAATCTGATATTGCTCAGTCTGTTCTTTCATGTTTGGTTGTCTCTCAAGTAAATATGTTGACATAAGTAATTATTTCCATTTGAATGTAGTTCATCTTTTGTCCAAATAACTACGGTTGTTGGGTTCCCTATTACGACAAAAGGATAACCCACCTGACCACAAAGGTCAAGTGAGTAGTTTACAATAGAAGAAGTTTCTTCTATAAATTTCAACCTGTTACTTAAATCACCTGAATCTGTTTTAAACTTTACATATAAAAGGTTTAACTCAGTTTCAAGTGTTGCAGTATTAATCACCTTCTTTCTCCAACTGCAAAGCTAGTTTCATCAGGTCAGAAGAAAGTGCTTTTAGTCCTGTAATAGATAAACAGATTTGTTGATAATCTGGGCCATCTTCACTATTTCCGGTAAGAGTAATCCAAATTTTCTTCTTTCCATCATCATCTGACCAGAGTGCTTCTCTAACAGTTAAAACAGGTTTTTGACAATCAGTATAATCAAATTCACAAATATAATGAATATCTTCAATATTAATTTTATCAATTTCATATTTTTTGGTTGGTTTACTGTGTTCAATACCAATAAGGCCTAACCATTCTGCCGGTGTGACTTGATATCTACAGTGTATCTTCTTAATCATATCATCTTCTGCAATATGTTTATCAACATAAGACAATTGATTTGCTTGGGTAATAAAGTAGACTACATCATTCTCTAGAACTTTTTTCAAATCTTTATGAGAATTCGGATACATGTTAAAAATTTCTGGTAGGACTAAAAGAAAATCATCTTCAAGATATTTAATAAGTTCTTCTTTGTTTACATAAGTGTTGTATTTATTCAAATCTTTTACATCATTTTCTAATATATTCATAATACCCTCTACAAGTTATTAAGCGCCGTGTATACGGCCTCTTTGGTCAAAATCATCACTGACATCTAAGGAAACTTAGATTTATTCATATCTCACTCAGAACACTTAAAGCAGTTTTTACTTGTTGTGGTGGAACGCAAGTAATTTCTTTTAAAAAATTATTGATATCTTTTTTAGAACACCAAATCTTCCCAGATTTTTCCACCCAAATACCTCCTGCGAAAAACGTATCATCACAGTAAACTCTTGTATCTTCACCATCAATATCCACCAAAAAGCCGTTGATCTCGTAAGTACTATCAAAAAACCTATACCCTTTCTCTTGCAGTTCCTTTAATTTTAAACAGCAATCAATAGCATATTTAAAAGCTGAGAAAGAATGTTCAGAATCAAACCACTCCTTGTTAAGTCTATCAAGATATATTTGGCTTAAGAGTAACGAATCTTGGTTCAGGTGCATTTATAACCTCTTCAATTTATCTGCTAGTTGTTTCAGTGTCATCTTGTTCTTAACAAGGGCCACCATTATATCTTTTCCAACAACCTTGTCAACAAGGCAAATATTATTTTTTGAAACTGGAAGATTTGTATCAATAATAACGATATCTTTCTCTTCTGTTTGTAAAGTTCTCCCAGATAAAACACAAGTCTTTCTAGTCCAAATACGTTTGAAATCATTGAATGTTAGTTCGACAGTCAACCCATTGTTCTGCATAGATTTACACCAAGATGCATAACAAGAAGCAATATGCACATCACATGGAAGTTCATTTACCATGACACTGGTTGCAGATTCACTTGTTACACTCCCCATCTTAACCCTTTCTTGATTTGTATTGGTGGACAGCTTATACTTTTCTTTCAGATTTTGCAAGAGTTCAACAGAAAGATTCTTTAAAAGAAGTTCTGCAACTGCGGCATTGTCTGATTTAAGTGTTGAAAAATCTTTTGTGTGCTTGTCAAACAAGCAATCTTTTAATGAGTTAGCACGGCGGGAAACAATGCAACAGTTTCCTTCAACATACCCTACTTTATCATTGATTCTCTCAATAGAGTAGTAATTCTGTGTACATGGGTCACTTAAGTCAAATGGCAAACCTGTATAATCACAAGTCCCATTATTAATAATATATAAATTTCTAAACTGTTCTAAAGTGAGTTCGAAGGTAACTCCCCTTTCCTTAGACCTTTGTTTCTTTGATGCATACTTAGTTTTAACTTTAACTTCATTTAAGTCTAACAAGTCAAATAAACACATAAGTCACTCCTCTTTAAGTTGTACCTATCTTAGCTGTTACTAACCACACTGTCAACAACAATCTTAAAGTTGTTCAGTAATTGATAAATAGTCATATTTATGCTAAAATAATAGATAGGATATAAGTTTTATAACACAGATAAGAGGATTACTATGTCAGACACTTTGCCTGATGTATCATTAGTTATGACGCAATACAAGAATGTTTATACAGAAACGGGAATTTCACCCGGTACTGCTGTAGTAGTTCAAAATAAATCAGCACATAGTTGTTGGTTACAAATCTCAACAAATCAACCTGCTGCGGAATCAGAAGATGGAACTCTACTTTTTACAGGTGAGTTTGTTCTAATTACTGGGTCAATCAGTGGTTTATGGGCAAAAGGTAACGGTAAAATTTCTGTTCAACTAAATTCTTAAGGGAGAGTCTTATGCCAATTATTCCAATCACACCGGGCTTTACCGGTGGAGGTTCTGGCGGAGGAGCTGTAAATTCTGTAAATGGTAAAACAGGAACGGTTGTACTTACAGCAACTGATGTAGGGGCATTGACCACCACTACTGGTGATAGTAGATATATCTTACAAGGCTCTCTACCTAGTAGTGGTGCGGTTTATTCTGTCAACTCAAAAACAGGTACTGTTGTTTTAACTTCCTCAGATGTAGGGGCAGAGCAAGTAGGTGTTGCACAATCTTTATTAACCGCACATATCTCAGCAGATGATCACACACAATACTTTAACCAGACACGTGGTGATGCACGATATGTCCAAAACAGTTTTGCTAATGTTGCTAATGGTTATGCTCAATTAGATGCAACTGGAAAGATACCAGCATCACTCCTAAATACACAAACTATCAGGTATGTAATTGTTGCAGACCAGACGGCAAGATTAGCACTTTCTACAGTAAGTACATTGACTGTTGCATCACAAGTAGATACTAGCACAATATGGTATTTAAATGCAAACACCAGTGCAGCAACATCTTCAAATTGGATACTTGGTGGTTCTTCTGTTGTAACAGGTGTTTCTAGTTTTAATAGTAGAACAGGTTCTGTTGTAAGTCAAACTGGTGATTACACAGCAGATCAGATTAATGAAACAACCACAAGAAAATTTACTTCCCCAACAGAAAAAACAACTTGGGGAAACAAACAAGATGCACTGGTTTCAGGAACTAACATAAAATCCTTATTCGGTGTATCTATACTAGGGTCAGGCAATTTTTCACCAACACCGGCAACAATGGGTGCTGCTGCTGCTGTACATACTCATACAACTAACGATATCACGGATTTCTCTTCTGCTACACAGCTAAAAATCGGGCAAAGTTTACAATCTGGAAATGGTATTACCATTAGTTATGATAATTCATCAGGTAAGACCACTATTGCTTCTACAGGGTCTAGCGGAGGTGTTAGTGGGTATACCTCAGTAACAAGAATTGGTGCTACTGCCGGTCAAGTTCATAGTTTTAATATAACACCTCAGTACACCTTTAATTATAATGCCTTTGCATTAAAAGAGGAGGTTGGAGCTACTAACCAGACCGCACTGATTGATGACTTTCTTGCTGGTACCCTTAGTAACTACAATGGTACTAATGCGGTTGTTTTTGATGGACAAATGAAGGCATATACAGGTGAAACATATGCTGTGGCCGCTGATTCAGGATTCTATTCTACTACAGTAAAAGCTGATGGTAAAATTATCAATATCTCTGGTAGTAGTTCATCTTCTCTAGTACCTGCAATGACTTCTAACACTGCACCAGCAGGTTATGTGGCGAGTGCTTCTAGTAGTTTTTCTTCAAGTTATTTACCCTTTCAGGCATTTGATAAATCAACAACATCTGGTGGATGGATTAGCTCAACTACTCCCACAACTGCTTCTCCACAATGGATTAGAATAGATTTACCATCTGCACAAACTGTTGGCGGATATGCTATAACAAATAGGATAAATGCTGCTTTTGATATGGTCAACCCAAATACATGGACTTTTGAGGGGTCTAATGATGGTACAAATTGGACAATACTCCAGACAGTAACTAATGATACAAACAACAATGTCGGAGCAGTAAGACCTTTTACTTTAAGTTCTCCTGCAACCTTTTCTAAGTATAGATTGAACATTACTGCAAGAAATGGGACTACTGCTGCCTTTGTTACTTTACATGAGTTAGACATTTTTCCTTTTGTCCCACTTTTGATAAAAGATAGCTCTGGTAATTTCTACAGTTCTAATGGTGGAAATTTGTCACCTGTTACTACACCAACAGACGTAAATGATTTTACATCAAAATCTTTTTCTATATCTGGCAACATTACGTCTGCGTCTTTGCTAGGTAAATTACCTATAAAAGTTTACACTACCAATAGCTCTTTTAGTATAAAAACTCTTTATACTGCAAATACACAGATTATTATTCCTAAAAATTTAACATCTGGCTCTTCTTGGCAACAAATTAACAGTGCAAGTCTATTAAATCCAACCACAACAGGTAGTGCAGTTATACGCTGTGCTGTTTCAAGGGATTTAACTAATTGGTTTATTTGGAATGGCTCAACTTGGACTGCTATCTCATCATTAACACCTGATAATGCTGGTGCACAAAGTTTAATTTCAAATGGTATGTCAGCCAGCACTTTTAATAGTATAACTACTGCACAATGGACTAGTTTCTATACAACCACAAGTGGTATGCCAGACAATGTAGCAGTAGCTATTGCAATAGATTTAAGCAATGCTGCTTCTGATAGTGCTAGTATTGATTCTCTATCATTTAATTATAATAGTGTGTCTTCTTGGAAGTTACAAACACCTGCTGAAGTAGAAATTAGGTGGCAAGTAGATAATGTTAAATTCAGAACAATAGCATCAGGTAATTATAAATTAGTCTATCAGGCACCATAACTGTAAAACTCACACATAAAGGAGTATTAAATGTCTTATCGATATTGGGTAAGGTTAGATCAAAATACCGGAGAAGTAATAGAATATAGTCTGACAGATGGAGAATATCTGTCTGGCTATATTGAAACAACAAAAAGACCTGATGATTACCCAGATATGTATACATGGAGTGTATCACAAAATGCTTGGGTATTTATTTTAGAAAAAGTAAAACTAGCAATTGCTACAAGACGTTATCAGGCTGAAACACAACCAATAACTGTCGGTGGGCACTTGTTTCAAACTGGAGATAGGGATAAAACACTCTTGAATGGGGCTGTCTTAAAGTGTTTAAGAAATCCTGCTTATAGCTTTAACTGGAAAACTCTTGATGGTTCATTTGTCACAATGAATGAGACAAATATTATAGCATTACATGATGCTGTAATTGAATATACAGAAGGTTGTTTTGAACGAGAATACTATCTCTTACAAGAGCTAGATAATGGGACTTTTACAGCTAGTGTGTTAGATATTGGTTGGCCTAACACATTGATTAGTTAATAAATATAAAGGGAGCCAGATGGCTCCCTTTTCTTTTGTCTAAAATTTATTGACACAGTACAAAATATCAGCATAATGAGTAAGATGTAACCAACTGAGGATTTGTTATGAAAGACATCTATGATTACACAGAAGGGGGAAGGTATACAGTCAATGAAGTGTTTGGCTCACTTGCAAAGAGGATAAAGATAGTTGATTATTACCTTGATAAGTTTACACAAGAATACTATGTTGATGTAGATTTTATTAAAAGTCAAGGACTTGGTTTACCTGAAGAAGTTGTCTACAGTATTCGGCGTGGACAGGTATACATTGATAACACTAGAACAAAAGATAAATTTTACTTTATAACCCCTTGGGGATTTTATTACTTTACAAGTAAGGACAGAGATAAGATAGAAATCATCAGGAAGAAATTTAGTGCTTGACAGGTCATTATGTAGTGATAGAATTATTTCCAACAAGTCTTCAAGAGGAAGTTTATATTGTGATTAAACTTCTTTAAATCGGTTCACAAAAAGGAAAAACTATGACAGCTATCCATTCCCAATATTTTGTAACTGAAAATGGTCAGGTTCATACTTTTTATCGTGATAGCCAAACTTCCACAACAGGAAAAGATATCAGTACTACAGGAGGGCCTATAATCAGTTTTAAAGATGGTTCGCATTATGAGTTATATAACAGTGTAAAAGCTGCTATGATTAGTGTTGAAGGCCTTTTTGATGAAAAGTATGCTTTTGTTGATGAGGATGGTGTTATTCACAGTCTAAATAAAGATTTAAGCAAAAGTACCTATGGCACCGAGAGTCATCATATGAAAATCCGGGTAGAAAAAGTAAAAAGAGTAAATGGATTAGACTTCGAAATGTTTTCTCTCGTTGATCCAGACGGAGAGTATCCAGACGACGCTGGATTTGTGATTTGGGAGCCGTATTTACTTGCCAAAGAACTTGATGCTTAGATAGAAGTTTGTCTAAATGGAGGCCATATGTAGGGGAGAAAACCCCTCAAGCAGATTATCTTTACGATGAAGATGATATCAAAATGGTTCTTTGTTGCAGTATTTATTCTATTAAATAATTTTTGAAGAGGTGAGATATGGGGTATTATACAAATTTTACTATTGAAATCAAAGATGCACCGTGTTCACCAGTAACAAGGTACGACTTAGACCTAATCGCAGTTAGATTTAAAGAAGTGTCTCATCAATCCTTTTATGTTGAAGGTTCAAGCCTTGGATTAGATGAATCTAAGTGGTATAGACATGAAGAGGACTTAAAGAGAATTAGTTTAGAGTACCCTAGTTACTTGTTCACTGTTTACGGTGAAGGGGAGGACACAGAAGATTTATGGGTAAAGTATTTCTTAAATGGAAAGATGCAATCTGAGAAAGCAGAAATAACGTATAAAGAATTTGACGCAAGTAAACTAGTATAAGGGTTTCTCATGGGTAGGTCTTTTAAAGATGCTGAGTTGAAAACACTTCCTGACCCACATCATAATGGATTTTGGCATTGGGGTTGGGACGGTGAAAAGTTATGGATAAAATCTCGTATAGCAAAGAAATATTGGACTCAAGTTAAAAAGATAAAAGCAACCCCAGATAGGGTTGGAGCTATCATGAAGTTAACTGATGGGAAAGGTCTAAAGAACCTTAAATTTAGAAACAGGAGTCAATTCTTTTAAAATGAAAAAAATTTAAAAGTTCTGTGGTCTTTTCAAAAGAAGACTCTTATGGTGTGAAGAGTAATCTTATGAAAAACTATGATAATCAAGTAAAGGTGTTATCTAATGGGTATCGTAAGGGACTTCTTCCGAGAGGAAAGGCTTTTATGAATCTCTGGCGTATACAGTTAGACCTATTTAAATAAATCAGGAGTAAAGTAAAAATGAATTATAAAAATCAAGTAACAAATTATGATGAATTTGAAGATGGTAAGTTATATTGGGTTAAGGAGAAAGACTTAGATCGGAATTGGGAGTTCTTGCACACAACCGACCACCGGGACACGTTACCCGACGCGTTCAAAAGCGAACGCATTTGGTTGATCGTTTCTCCGATAAACCCGAATCTGCTCCTGTTGTTTATACCATTTAAGGAAACAGAATCTGAAAAGGAAACGGTATCATCATGAGCCCATGGCAAGCATACCTCTTATTTTATTTCACCCTGACATTCATCGTCTGGTTTATTGCCTGGAAAGATGTACGAAGCATACGTCGACGTAGATGGAAAGTCTGGACACTGTTTGTTCTGGCTGGGATTTTTTGGCCAGTTACTATCGTGGTGTTAATCGTGTTAACCAAAACCTGTCCTCGGTGGAATCCCTGATGCCTAAATTTCAACGCAGCCACGGCCCGCATAAATCAGACCACGGCATTGAGTGCGAGATACTGAAGTTACGGATACTTGCTCAGGCCGATTCATTACGAGGATGTGCGGCTAAAATCCGAAAACAGAAAGGGTTGTTAAAACATTTTCAATCACTTTATCAAATCAGTAAAAGTCATCAAGATAAAGCCAAGATAGAAAATACCCAACTGACATTAGACCGCCTTGTCAGCATTCATCAAATGCAAGTGAAAGAACAAGTTAAGATGAAAGCCGAATATACTAAATTGTATCAAAAAGTTTATAAGTAAGAAAAGTTTTATTATTATGAGGACTTGAGAAAAAGTTTGATAAAAGATTATAGAGAGAAAGAATATCAACTCAGAAGTCAACTCTTAGATGCTGCTGGTGTATCTTTTCATAAGATCGCCTCGAAGGAAGATGAGGATATTTATCGTGGAATTATAAATAAGTATTATAAATCAATAACTTGATTACTTTAGTTTATGAGAGAAAACTTTTATGGCAGATATTTTTAAAATCTTTCTTATTTTCATGCCTATTTTGTTAGGTATATGGTATTATGATAGAAAGTTAAAGCAGGAAAATAAGATTCTTGTTCTGTCTGGTTACCCTAAAGGATGTAAGACATTTCTTAAGATTTATCATCAAAGAGATATTGACAAGTGGGTGTTTGAGTGGGATAATTGTAGATTTTGTGAATTAGCTAAAACTCAATACAGGTGTGGAATGGAATCTGGTAAATTAGCAAATACTAAGGAAATACAATATGCTTTTAAGCTTTTACAAGAAAGAGGATTAATGTGATGGATATCAAAGATTTTGTAGTAGGTAAAACAATTTATGCTATCCCAACAGGAAATAATGTACGTATTGAAAAGGGCATTGTTACTTTCAAAGTCATATCTGTTAAACGGAAGTATGTTGAACTCCAACACCAATTTTATAGTGTAACAGCACTGTATGATCCTAAAACTGGTGCAACACAATCGGAGATGCAAGCTGGTTATGGTTCTGATGCAGGGTATATTTTCTTTAAGACTGAAAATAGTTATAAAGAGTATATTAAAATGTGTTCTTTCATTAGCAGATATATAGGTTATAATTTCAGTAAAATGAAACCTGAAACTATCAAGTTAATAGCTAAAGATTTAGGATATGAATCTGATGAACAATAGGCAATTTCTTAAAACAATCAACTTCTTTAACAATTATAGTTCAGTACCAGTAGAAGGTATTTATAAGTCAACACCTTCAGACTTAAATAAACATAACTTTACTGGTATTTATGAAGAATCAAGACAAAAACGTTACAGGTCTATTCAGACTATTAGGGATTGTACAGAAATTTTAGAAGAATTTAAAAGTTATAATTTACCTTATACTATTCAGGTTCGAAGGTTGACAGTGAGAACAGAGAAAAATTCTCAACACTTTGTTATTACACTAAAAGAGACAATCATCGGTGATTGTTGTTCTGTTAAACCTCTTGGGGAAGGTAGAGTGATAAGAGATATGTTTAGATTCACAGTGAAACCCAATAAACAATATCCTGAAATTACTTTACCGCAACAGGACTTGGATAAGATTATTAGCGTCATAAAAGATTTCTTATCTAAATTCTAATCTTGATAAACCTTCTACTGTATGGTGTAGTCAATCAACTTAAACAAGAAATGAGAGGAACAAATGAAAATTGTATTTGATAAAACAACATGTATTTTTAGTAATATTGAAGAAAATACAACTTTCCTATATAAAGATGATTTATACCTTAAGGTTATTAGCACAAAAGATGAACCTTGTAATGCTGTTAACTTGGGCTTGGGGTATAAAACTGAATTCATTTATGATACTTTGGTGGTTCCTGTTGAATGTGAGGTAATCGTTAAATGAAAGGTTCAATCATTATAAACAATGTAGATTTTGAGTTAACAGAGTCTGAGAAAGATAAAATTTTCAAAGAGAAACTTGAAAAGTATGAAATTGACATACTCCTATTAGAGGTTGAAAAGAAATGGAAGCAGTCTAGAGGTGTTCCTGTGGATGCAGACGTTTTTGTCAGAGAGAAGTATTGGCAGGTTTGGGAAGATCATGGAAATCACTACTCAGGTTGGGCAACACCAAACAATCCTGTTGAAGTCACAGAGCATGATAAGGTTGTAATGAAACTTTTCAAAACTTTGAAAAATGAAATTAACAAACTCCCATTTTAGGGTGTATATCATAAGATAAAACATGAATCAAAAATAAGGTGTCTAAACAAGATTACAAGGCATTTTAATATGTAGACATAGGGTAGCTTGGGTGTGTAGTAGAAAACCTTACACAGTTGATTTTAAGTGGGTTAAAATTGACTAAAGTTTTATCTGCAAGGTTATGGGTGACAGTGAAATAATTTATCAAAAGACTGGACTCTAACTCTCCAATATCAACAATTGAAACCTTAGACCATTTGATTAGTTTGTGTGATGAGAATTATCACACAATGCCATCTGGTCTAAGTCGGGAGCAGAGGAGATTACATGCAAAGATGGTTAAGGAAGAATTTATTAAAATCCTTTTAAAGTCTGGTTTTAAATAATAGATATTCATTTTAACTGAATAATTATTCACATAATGCAGGTATAAAATCCTGCATTTTTGCTTACTAGAGAGAATTTTTAAGTGATTGATTATAAAGTAAAATAAAAAAGGTTCCCTCATGCGGAGCATGCGGTGTTAATGCCCTTGACTTTTATCCCTTAACTGTAGTAATTAAATATGCATATTTATAATTATGTGTAATAGGATAAAACTAAAATGGTTAACAAAATCTAAATAACTAAGATTAAGGAGTAAACTATGTATGAAAGAGTTTGAGAACAACCTGTGGTTTTCAACAATAAGGAAATCCAACAAGAATATTAATAAACTAACACTCTCTATTCTAACCCTATCAGATAGTGGTTACTTCAAGAAGGCAAGTAGTATCTCACAGTTCGAGTGCTACATTGCAAATCTAGCCTATGCTTACTGTTCAGGTGTAAGAAGATTGTATGTTAACAGAAAGAAATCATTTTATAGTGAAAAGAAAATTTTTAATACACAGATTGTTAAGACTAAAATTGGTTATGCTTGTGCAAGAAAAGCTGAAGAGTTGCTTTGTTACTTAGAATTGATTACTTCACACAAAGGGGCTAGAGTACAAGGAAAGAGAAAGGTTCTTCATGAAGACCATGGTTACATAGAAATAACTGATAAACTAGTTGACTTAATCAATAAACACAAAGCATTTATAAAGTTTGAGGATAGTGTGATTGAAGTGACAGATAAGACTGGAAAACGGTTAACAACAGAAGGTGTAAATATGATTATTTGTTTCAGCACGATTAAGAAAATGTTATCTTACAATAACTTTATAGATACATTTGAAATTATTGATGAAGAAGGTGTTCCATTGAATGCTTGGTTGTGTCGGAAATTCAGAGATAACCTTGAACTTCATGGTAGAGTGTATAATATTCATCCCGGAAAGAATTATCAACAACAAAGTCCTGTCTCAAGAAAGAAAATACTAATTGATGGTGAACCTACTGTTGAATTAGACTACTCTTCTCTTCATTGTTCTCTTCTTTATGAATCAAAAGGATTAGCTTGTCTGGATAAATCAGACCTTTACACAATAAATCTTAACCATTTATTTGATGTTGTAGAAGAAACTGTTAACAATTCCTTTTACTTGACAATGAGCAGGAAGTTGGTCAAAGCTGCTTTCGTTCGTGCAATCAACTGTGACTCAAAAGAGGATGCTGTTAAATCTCTCATGTTACTGATTCAAGAGGATTTACAGAAAGATTTCATGGAGAAAGAATTTAAGTTCCTAAAAGTGTTGACTCAAGATGATGTTTGGGGTATCTTTGTTGCATTGGAAGACAAACATAGTCTAATTTGTGAAATGTTCTATCAGAAGATTGGTTTATTCTTAATGAATCTTGATAGCAATATCCTGATGAAAGTCTTAGAGTCTTGTGAAGAACAAGGGATATGTGCATTACCTATTCATGATAGTGTTATTGTTCCTGAAAGTCTGAAAGAACAAGCAATGGATATTATGATGAAGTGTTACTGTGATGTTATGGGAAGTAATAATAACTGTGTTGTTAAACAAAAATGATGAGGAGAAAACGATGTCTATATATAGAGAAGTCATGAAACAGGGAAAGACCAAGTATCTCGCTGAAGTTCAAATGGGATCTACAGAGGCAGCAGTCAAGGTCAGTAACTTCATATCCTGTTGCCCGTTACGGCTAGAATGGATCGCTTCCAACTGGCCCGACCCTAACACAGTTATTATTACTGAGTCATCTTCAGATTACAAAGGCGCGGTAATTACCGAGCAAGAAGTCACTCGAATCATAGAGTGGTGCTATCATTGTGACGGTCAAGAGCCTCCAGCAAATTACTCTATAGAGATTAAAACTGAAAAATGAGTTACTTTAATTCACAAAAAGTTGTTTATAAAGATGATACATTTATTTGCACAGAGTCTTATGGAAGGCTCTATATGTTTTGGGCGAAAAGTATAGATTATACTACTAACCCACCAACAGCGCACCGCTGTGGAGAAATCATAAATGGTTAGTGTGGCCTTGAAAAGACTTATAAGGGAGATTTACAACGGTGGATTAAGAAAATCCGTAACAGAGACTATGACACAATGAAAAGTTATATTCGGCAAGCCAATGAGCTTTTACAACAGGCTGAGTCTATTCGTAAAACATATGGATTTAATGAGGGGAAGAAATTATGATTATTGAAGTTAAAGAACCAAAACCACTGACATTTGCTGAACTCAAAGCGGGAGATGCTTTCAAATTAAATACTTATAATGATATCTTCATGAAAACTACTACAATGAATATGTATAACGCTGTTAGACTTGATGATGGTGAAATGTTCGTTATAGCAAGATTAGAACCTGTAACTCTCTTCAAATGCAAGGTGGTGGAAGAATGAAAGTTAAATTGAAAGAAAAGGTCGATCGCGAATTTTCTGATGTAGAACCGGGGAATGTATTCACTTTTGCCACTAGCGATAGGCGAGACTATTCATATATAAAAATTAGTGAGATAGACGCAGTAGGCTCGCTACGCCCAATTAATGCTATTTGTTTGGTTAATGGCTCTCACCTGTATCTTGAAAACAACGCTATAGTTACCATTATCTCTGGTGCGTTTGTAGAAGGTGAACAATGAAGATAGCAGAAACAGAATGGTGGAAGGGGTTCGAATTACAGGAAACTGAAGATGGTGTAGTGCTGTTTTGCCATGAGGAAAATATTGAGATTGGTTTTGACAAAGAACAAGCAAAACAGATAGTTAAATGTCTTCTACATTGGATAGAGATAGGAGAAGTATTATGAAACATAAATACAGGGTAGTTAAGGATGATTACCTTGGGTATGAAGCACAGGTAAAATATTGGTGGTTTCCTTTTAAATGGTATCAGTTAGAATACACCAATACAAGTGCTACTCTAGAAAAAGCCTTAGAAATCATAGAAAGACACAAGACTTACGTTGTTTACGAGGAATAAATAGAGGTAAACTAGTATGACACCAAAGCAGAAGATTAAGCTAAATTCAATGATCCAAAAAGTGTCAGCAGCAGAGGTAAAAGCAAGCTTGGCTGAATCTAAACCAGAGTACAAAGTCTTAAGAGATATAGTAAGAAAAGAGCGAGAACGTCTGCTTGACTATATTGATAGAATCTTGATTGGAAGGAATGTGGGCTAAATTCGTTTTAAAACTTTAAATAACAACAAATTTAACATTGATAAAGAAGAGGATAAATCTTTCTATAAATACAAAAAACATTATTTAGATGAGACATTTAATAAGAATTATATTAGATGTAATTATGTTGTTCTTAAAGACAACCTTAAGATGCTTTCAAAAACCATTGAGACTCTAGTAGACATATACCCTTGGGTGGCAATAAAAATTATTGATTCAAATAATAAATTTATAGAAGAATTTGCTGTTGGTTACGAAGTAGTCCCAGACATTGTTGAAGATATTAATTCAACCCTTTACACAAAGAGTCCTGCTGTATATAATGGGTGTGAAGGACATTATGAGTGGGAAACTAATAATGGTGCAAAGTTAACAATGTCCTATGGAAAGAAGAAGGGTCATGACAGAATACTTATAGAGGAAATAACATATGTATGAGTTTAGTCAAATAGATATGGGATTGATGTTAAAAGCAATAAACTTCTATACTGAAGTTGGTTATGAATTACTTGCTGTACCTATGGTTGTAGATAAAGAGTGTTCAGATAAGACTAAGCCTAGTGGTGTATATAATATCCATCATAATGATACAGGTGTATATGTTGCTAGTGCAGAACAGAGTTTTCTACAACTTCATAAAGAAGGTAAACTAAAAAATAATCATAAATACATGGCTGTTACACCCTGTATTAGACCTGATGAACTGGACACAACACATTTGCATGTTTTTCTTAAGTTAGAGTTAATTCATACTGGAAAATATGATGAATATCTCTCTATTATTAAAGATGCTTTTAATTTTTTCTCTACGGAGACAAATAATCTTCAGGTAATAGATACTGAGATAGGAACGGATATTTATCTTAATAATATAGAAATAGGTTCTTATGGAACAAGAGAATTTTTAGATGGAACTCCTTATGAATATGGGACTGGATTAGCTTTACCAAGATTTTCTTATGCAAAATCTCTACCTAGGGATAATGTTGTCATTCAGGTTAGAGGGAATGGTGAAGTTGTTAAATCTGTAAATGGCTCTACGCTTAAAGAGATTGTAGGTCGTTCTTTAAGAGCGTCTTTTGCATTGGCTGAGATTAATGTCAGTGACGTTTCTTGGGGGGAAAATTAAATCTTCTTGTAATTGTTTATCAGGGTCTAATAATGAATAAGAAAGCTAAGAACCGTATCTTTGATGCTGTAATGGCAGCTTCAGGTGAACATATTCGCAATAATCCACGATACCGTAATATGGTAAAGAAACTTATCTTGATGCGTTCTCGTGGGCAAGGTCGTCGTAAGTATAAGGGGGATTTGTGGACTGAAGCTGAGATCATAGAAACAATGACTTGGAGATATAAAGAAAATTATCCCAAATGGAATGCTGAAGAATCTGCACGGTTAGAAAGTAGTGTTGGGTTGATGTGTGGGAATAAGAATACATAAAGCAATAGTAATTTTTGAATATCCTTGAGAGGAGGATGGTAAATCTTCATGAGAAGGTGTAGTGGTACTATAAGTTAATTCAGAGGCAGGACTTAATTCCCCCATTGAAAAGAATAACTAGAAGAAATTTTACAGGTAGAGAAAATGGCGTTATTATGTGGTAAATGATTATGGAGAACTTACGAAGAGGATGTTATGATAGCATTAAATAGTGCTGGTGTTAACTTTACTGTAGAAGGTTTATAAAATCAACAAAACAAAGAGACTCTATGGCATTTTATAATTTTACTTTGAAATTCTCAGGTATAACGCATCAGGTTGAAGGGCTGGAAGATGTGCTGTACGAAAGCAGCTGTGATGATGCATTGATCTACACATATGGAAACTCTATCTACGTTGAATTTGACCGCGAAGCTGATTCCCTAGATGATGCTATCACATCAGCGATTGAAAATATCGAATCAGCCATTCTAGGTGTTATTCTTGAGTTTAAATAAATAGTAAAGGTGTAAATATTATGAAAACGAAAGAGACTTCAATTCGTCTCCAAACTACAGCTTATCCATAGTTGACAACAAATTAGTAATAGACTATGATGCATACAGTTGTGATTCATCATTTTATGATGAGATTGAAATAAAATTTTGCCCTATGTGCGGGAAGGAATTAAACGAAGTTATCTAAGAGGAGATAAATTATGGCAGTAACAGTTAAAAAGATAGATACAGATTTACCAAAACTTGTTGTTTTTGAGAAAATTAAAATGTATGATTTCTTTATTGCATATGATACTAAAGGTGAAGAAATGCTTTATCAAAAAGTGGATTTTAATAAAGCTGTTGATTTAAGGGATGGAAGTTTTACATACTTCACCACCGGGGATACCTTTTATTTAGCTGATGTTTTTATTCAGTATCATCCTCAAAGTTAAATATAATTTAGGAAGACAAATGAAAAGTCTAGATGAACTTTTTAAATTAACACAAGAATTGGCAAATGAAGTTGATTTTCTTGAACATGATATTCCTGTAGGTATTACTGTCACAGTCTCTGGCAATTTTTACTTAAACTTCACATTAAATTCAACACCTGTGAGATTTAAAGATTTAGAGAGTCTTACAGAGTTTTGGTTTAAATCATTAACACCTTACATTATCCATGGTGGTTGATACAAATTTCTATTGGAGAGGTGATTTATGTTTATCAGTGTTTTAAAATTTAAACAAGAGAGTTATGATTGCTATGGTGACTCTACAACAACTGAGACAGTTACATTAGAAGCTAACACAAAAAAGCAGTTAGACCTTAAAATAAAACAAACCTTAGATAAATATGTTTATAAACAATATGGGGATTTTAATTTACTAATGAGTGAAAGTAAATTACTCGATATTAAAACTTACAAGTCAAAAGATTAGCAAGCTATATAATAGCATCATGAGTATAGACCTATATCAACATTGTTTTAAAGAATTGCTCGGTAATTTTTGTTCAGTAATACAAGATGAAGGGGACTGAGAGATAAAATGTTAACAGATTATCAGAGGAGTCTTTATAGTGGAGATTGGGTAGAGAAGCAGGATAAAGCAAATAAAACTGTTATTTGCATAAAATGTTTAACTCCCTATAATTTATTAGATGTACCAAGGAATGTACCTAAAGCAAGTGGTTACTACATAAAGGAACCACACTGCCCAAAGTGTAAATGCAGAGTTTATTACAATTAAGCGCGAGGAATAATGAAAGAAGATAAATATGCCGTAAAAGCAGATCTTAGTGGTGGACTAAAGCCTATGTTTGTAGATTTTTCAGATGAATTTTCTAACCTATTAAAAGAAAAACTAGAATTATCATTTAAGTTAACACCACTAAATTTTGTTAGTGAATATGGTAAAAAGTGTTATTACACTGTTGATGAAACACTACGTGGAGAAGACCTAACCGAGAAAGTGAACACTTTACTCCTAACTAAAGATCTAAGTATTTTTAAAAAAGAAATAAATAGACTCCTTAGAATTTTTAATGACACTTACCAATACAATATTAATACAAGTTCTCTTATAATCAAGCATATGAACTGTTACTTGCCAGACCATGAGATAGAGACTACTCCAAAACTAGGATATCTATTTCTTGTTGTAAAAGAGGATGGTAGGGTTGTCCTTGAAAGTGAAATGGCTTATGATTTTCAAAGATATGAAGATGACTATGAGGATTAATATATGAAAATGTCAATGTTCTTTAAAAGAGTGTTTTCTAAGAAACAACTGAACAAGGAAGGTACAGACTCCTTTGTTGTAGATAAAGATATCAATAAGTTAGAGGAGTTTAAAGAGGCTCAGAAAACTGTAGAAGATTTTAAAGGTACTTGTGATCACTCTGATGCAACTGCTTCTTGGATAGATACTTGCTCTTTCTTTTATGTTAGGTGTAATATATGTGGTTCTTATGGCTATATCAAAAATTCTTATTATTTGAAAGGTACATTTAAGAAGGTTGATTGGCAACATAAAGAGAACAATACTAATGAAAGAGGTTGACTATCTTCTTGAGAGATATTGGGATGGGTTACTTCCTGTAAGGTCTGATATAATTGCACACAAACTTGGACTCAATATTCAAGAAGTGGGAGAAGATGAATGTCTTCTCCCAATAGGTAGAGTAGTTTATTATAAACAAGGAGACAACCATTCCAAGATAAGGTTTGCACTTGCAATGGGTATAGCTTATCATATTCTTGGTTTACAAATAAAACAAGAGGCGGCTAATGAATTTGCAGCAAATCTGCTTATACCTGAGTTTGCTCTTAGGGTAATGATTACTAGAGGAAGAAAGACAAAGATTAAAGATCTTGCATTAACTTTTGATGTAACAGAATCAGTCATGTATTGGCGACTTTACACACTAGGGTATTTTGACAAAACCATTATATGATATTTTAATGAAAACTTGTATTTTATTGGAGACAAAAACTGCTAAATCTCAAGCCTGTCTGATTCTAAGACAGGCTTTATTTTAGAAATCAACTATACCACACCTAAAACCTGCCAGATAACGTTTTCCACCATATACCTAAGCTACCCTATATCTTAGTATTAAAACCTCTCAAAATGTCATTTATGTGTTATTATTGTCTACCAGTTAATAATAGAATAAATCTAAAGTAAGCATGGTGAAATTTTGGAACCAGATAGGGAAATCATTACAAAAACCAAAATTTTCTTGAAAGGAAACCAGAGTCAAAAATGAATTGGATATTCAAAATATCTCCACATAAAGATAAGGTATTTTCTAAAAATTTTGGGAACTAGAGCGGTTTTTCATTTGAAAATCCAAAATTTTCCTAGAGAAATTTCCTAATTTATTTCAACCTAAGTTTACCTGAGAACAAAAGTTTTTGAAAAATATTTTTCATTAGATGTTAATGAGAATTATTATCATTTGTAGAATAACGGGCAGGGGTGGTGACTTGATTTTCCTCATTGGCATTAGCCTTTGTAGTCTAGAGTTTAGAGTCGTCCTCGACTTTGTTAGAGTCTAAATAGAAAAGACTACTAAGTCAACAAGTTTAATTACTAATTCCTGTCTTATTATTTATCTTATCTATTGTGTAAACTTATATTCTCTGGTAGCATACTGTGATTACTTACCAGAGGTATCACTATGACACGTATTAATCTGATTGACCCAAAATTATTAACTAATGAATGGCTGATTGCAGAGCACAGGGAAATCACACGCATCCCTAACAATGTTTTATCAGGAAAGAAAATTACTAATATCCCTAATGAATACACATTAGGACAAGGTCATGAAATGTTTTTCCGCAACAAGTTGGGTTTTATCAAAACTCGTTATGAACTTCTCTATAAAGAGTGTGTGCGGCGTGGTATTAATGTTGAATACAAAAATATTTCTTGGAATAAAATTCCATCTTTCCTGATGAATGATTATATACCAACAAAACAGGCGATCGATATCAATATTGAACGTCTCTGTGAACGTTTTGACCTTCGCAAACGTGCCTATCATTTTCACCGCGCTAAAATAAACTGTGATTATTCATTTAACAGGTACCTGAAGATATTAGAGAAACGATTATACTTCTAATATCTTAGAGATAAATAAAGCCCACTCAATGCGGGCTTTATTATTTGTGAAGTTGTGAATAAAATAATGTTTTCAGTTACATCCTATTGACAAGCCGTGATCTAATGACGGCCAACCGTGACGGGTAAGAATTCCTACCAACTCAATATATTCACCTTGCTCGTTCTGCCAACGAATAGAATACCAACGATCAGCGGGCTTCCTACCCCTCAATGACAGAAAACATTCCGGCATCATGCAGACGTTGACCTGCATATTTGTGTAGTCTTGCTGCTAAACCTTTAGTAATACTTTCATCCATGATGTGTAAATCTTGGTGTAGAGACTGCCATACCAAAGCGTTGTCAACCTTTCCTGTACACCTCAGTCTTCATAAGAATCCATTCTTGTTAAATTCTGTATATCAATTTTAAGGCACATAAACAGCATTCTGAGGTTTTTATCTTTGAGGTAATAGGGTAACTCAAATATCTGAATTAAATTGAATCTGGCGTGTTCTACGAATGCTATTTTCTTGATGGCAAAGAAAAGCCAGCTAATCATAGCTGGCTTATATTTATTAGGTGGTGTTCTAAGGTATTAATCTTCTTCTGGATAGTATTTAAGTGTTTCTTTCCAATCAAGCCCTTTTAGATCAACTTTGGCTAAAAGGCTGGGAGGACTCTTTTCTTTGTAATGTTTGGGTTGCCAAGTGGCAATACCAATGTAAGGCTCTTCATAAAAAGCCCACACTTCACCATCTTGATCAGTAGCAAGGTAAGAGAAACCATCTGGCAAAAGGAGTTTTATTCCAAAATAATCAACTTCTCCAGTATAGAACTTTTCAATTAATTTCATAATTATTCCTCTCTTCAAGTCTATATGTGCTTTAACCTTTGAAAATCTCTTCCCAATCGGCACCGGGTTTGCGGCGACTTAGAGCTCTTCCATAATCTGTTTGAATAGTCAAGACAGATGTTAAGTCCTTCTTATAACGCTGTGCAACCATTTTAGTTGCAAGGAGAGTCCCTACAGATTCAAACTCATTTACAACTTTATATTGTCCTGTAAGAGTATCTTTAACAGACTCTTTAATAATATATAACATAGTAATCACCTTATTAGATACTACAACCCTTCACCAGAATCACAATACAAAGAACAAAAAGTGAAAAGAAGATACACTTACAGATAAGATTAATTACATCCTTCTTACTCCACCAAACAAAAAGAAATCCATAAACAACCATACTTAGCCAAAGAAGAATATTAATCATAGTCATTTTACAGCCTCACTCGTTCATTGCATCATTTACAATACAACCTATGATACTACACAGGTGTTTAATGTCAAACGGTTTAGACATTTCATTAGAACATATCACATTACTTACCTGATAAAGATAGTTTAGCTGACAAGTTTTGT